CGCACGACCAACGACACGGCCACGGCTGTTAGTGTAATAGTTTGCATCGCAATAATTTGAAGCCCATACAGAATTGTCTGATGTCGTTTTTGAAGCGATTATATCACAATATCTGCCATGCCTTACCCTGCCGATGCAATATCCTGAATTGGTGCTTAATCCCTGCATCGTCCTTTCGGTCTTTGCTATCGGGTCATAAATATGCCAGACAGCATCCAACGGATAATCATTTGTTTCAATGCACCTGTCTTTTTTGTATTGAGCAAATGACGGGACATTGACAGCTACATTATCCATTACCTCCCACGTGCAGGCCATGAAACTTTCAAAGCCAAGGACTTTATTACCTCCATTGCTTCCGATAATGGTTCGGTCGCTATCAGCATTGCCGAGAGTATCGGTATAGCCGGTTGTTCCTCCCGAGCCTTTACCATAGCCGCACATAAGCTGTGCATCCCTCGTTCCATTGAGCGAATACCAAAGGATAGCCATCAATTTGCTCATTTCATAATCTATGAGCTGGAAACCCTGTCCTCGCCGCATAGCCAAATTCATAAAGTCCTTATAGGTATAGTTCAATGTCCCGACAGGCGTATTTTTCGGAGTTCCATCCTCTTCATAGGTCCATTCGGTAGAGGTCGCTGATGTTCCGTTTCCTCGTTGTACCGTTGCGCCGCTGACAGAGCGTAATTGTCTCAAATTATCGACCGATGCTTCATATACACCTCCGAGCCACGGAGCATTGTAAACCCAATCAGGTTCTATCGCTTCTATCTCTGCACTATCTACTGCAATCGCTTCAAGCTCATTGTTTTCAGCCAAAGCGGTGAATGCAAATGTCTTTGCTCCACTCGGCACATCAATGAAGATATAATCACCGTCTATAAAATCGAACATATTGCCGCTGACAGCCATATTATATTTCGATATGATTATGCCATCAGAATTGAGGAATACCGCTCCAATAGCCGAATTGTTCAGTCCCGGCCATCGTACCTGCTTCATCCCCTCGACATCAATCTGATAGACATTGTAATTCGGCGTTTCTGTAAGCACTCCCGATGTAGATAAGGTGCTTTCATTCTCCACGACATCTGTAATGACGATTGCTGTGTTCTGATTGCGGATAATATCTTTAAGATATTTGCGATTGGTCTTGTGAGCTGTCGAAAGTGGTTCAGTCAATAACGAAGACCATGCAATGTATTTCTTTTGATTTTTGAAATCATTGATGCCTTTATACCACAATACAGGGCAGCGCATAAACACATCAAAGCCGTCTCCCAACTCATCTTTGTAATCAAATTCCGTTCCGTCTGCGAGTTGCTGGTAATTGCTTTCGCTTATGCGTTCACCTTTCCATTTGCCGGAGATTGTATCGAACTTTCCTTTTACAGGTATCAGCTTTTCCCGTATCTTTAATATGTGTCCGCTTGCGACATAGCTTTCACCGGTCGTATTGTTATCAAGATTGGTGATGTTCTTAGGGTCATTCACCGTATCGTCAAACACGACCATTGTGTATTGGGCGTTATACAGGTCAAGAGCCGGAAAATAGTCTGCGAGGCTGTCAAAGGCATCATCTTCGAGAAGATGCGTCAATATCCATTGACCGGTCAGACCATCACAAGCGTTGTCGAGGTCAGAACCTATGCCTTTCGCTCCCGATGTTTTGAGGCTGTCAAGTATTGTAGTGTCGGCGGTAATTTCCAAATCAGGCATTGATATTTCCTTGATGCTCGCACCGCCTCCTACGACTGCGGTCAGCAATGACATCGCATCAATGCCGCTGCATCCTGAAAGCTGCAATCTTTGAATGCTCATCACTCCCTCAATGGTAAGACCTCCATTAGGATAAGTCAGATTAGGCAGATTTACCAAAGACAGAGAAGTCATAGTTCCGGGCAACTGCATCGTTTCAATAGGAGATGTCTCGGCAGGAGTGAATGTCTGCAATGATGAGCCTGTCGCCAACAGCTTTTTCAGGCGTGGGCAATAACTTGCATCAATCGCTTTTATCGGAAAGTTACGCACATCCAATTCTTCGAGGAACGGAAGCTGCCCGAGATTGAGCGTATTAAGTTCCTCGCCGGTATTGGTGGCAGGCGAATATCCATCGCCTCCGATAATCAATTTCTTTAACAAGGTCAGCTCTGATATATCCCATCCCGATTGTTTGGGCGTAGCATTGCGGACATCAAGCTCTTCAATGCGTTCTGCACCGTATATATACAGCATAACACCGCTTCCGAGATTGGTATTGCCAGAGTGCAATGTTGCGCTTTCTCCCTCTTCGAGATATACGCTTTCTCTTGCGCTGCTTGCCTGGTCAACTCCAATTCCGAAAAATCCTCTCTTTGCAGCTTTGATAGTGACGCTCATGTTCGTTCCTGTGCATCGCATTGAAATTGCAGAAGAATAGGTGTCTCCGCATTGATAGAAGCCGTCACGGAAAAGGAAACGTGTTGCGACAAAATCCTCCAAACGCTGGATGCTCAATCCATGCAGCGCATAGAAATAGTTGTCGCTTGACTTTGAATGCTTGATATATTTGCGGATGCCATCATAAGATGATACGAGTTTCGGCCATTTCTGCAATCTGTCAGTAATCCAATACTTGCGGATGCCCTCCGGCGAGAATGGACGCAAGCCTGATGAAAGCTGTATGCTTCTCATTGTAGCTGCGATAGAAGCGACCGTGACGGTCTTTGTCGTGTCGGAAGTATCGCTGTCGCTCTCATAGTCTTTCAACCATATATAGTCAGAATTAGCAAGCTGGGTGAACAATACGCTGTCGTGACCTTGATAATATCCGTTAGGGTCATTATTAGGGTCAAGCTCGGCAGGAATTGTCAGACCACAGTCATTATCAGAGCCGAGGATTGTATCACCGTCATAGAGGTGATTGAGATACATCCTTATCACGCCGTCCGTATCAAGATAAAATCCGACCATCATGTTTTTACTACGCTGGTCTACTGCTGCTATATAATCAGTAAAGACATGGTAGCAAATCATTGAATGCACATTTGCGACATTGTGAAGCTCATGTTTGAATTTGAGCAAACGGTTTGCTTTCGTTCCGCTTACGCTGCTTCCGTCAAGCATTATATTGCCGTCACTTTCTGTCAAGTTCTGATTGCATTGTTCGCACCATTCGAGCCATTTATACAGCGAATAAGGCACTTTTCGCCCATCCTCGTATGCCTGATTGAGATTATCATCATCGGGATAACGGCTCTCAAAATAATTCAGCCATACAGGGGTGCTGTCATCTTCGCTTTTTGGAGCGAGCATATCATCTACGCTCTTGACACCCTGAAACCAGTCCATAGCATTATAGGCGAGAAGCTCATAATTCTCTACGGGGTTCACCACATCACCGGTTATGCGCCAATGACCGCCTGTATAGGTCATTGTTCCTGTCGTCTCTACCCATGAGCCTTCTTGATAGCGGAATACCTTGTGATTGGGACCGCAAAATTCGCTCAATACATAGACTTCTCCTGTATCCCATTCTCCTTTATCAAGAGACGATGCAAAATCCGACAAAGTCTGGTTCTTAGCGGCGATAAGCTCTACGAAATCACCGTAATTCAAGCATCCATTATTATATCCCTCCACATCTTCAAATCCAAAGACGGCAGCATCTCCCTTATCGTCATTCCAATTTCCTTTTGCATGGAAATAACCGTAAGACGGAGATGTCGCATCAGAAGAATGCTCATCCGTGCGGAAGAAAGCGCACGGCACGCTGTCAATGGATGTGTTAAGCACATATTTTCCCGTATATGCGTTCTGTGCCGGGGTCATATAGTTTGCGCCCAAAGCTCTTTGAAGCTCATTGAAAAGCTGTGTCGATGCTCCGTTATTTGCGCCGCCGCTCTCTGAATAATCGACCTTTACCGTGATGATATTGGTAGGCACGGAGGTATCGAGAGGCTGCACACGATGATTGAGGGCGTTTGCCGCACATTCGTCATATTTCAAGAGGTCATCACCTGAAAACTCGCTGCGGTCATGCAAAAGCGTGATTGTCGCTGTTTTGAGCTTCATTTTGATGTTCTTGATTGGGCGCATGGATGAGGTCGTTCCCTGATTGCTTACAGTCACTCCGATAGCCTTAAAGTCCTGCCAAGGTCTGTCAGGAAAATAAGCATAAATGTCAAGAACACGGGTAGTCTTTTTATCGCCATCAAGACCTTCCAAATAATCTGGATAGTTATCTGATGTATTGGCTGTGTCCGCATTCTTGCACAGCACGAAATAAGGGATGCCGATATTATACAATGATGCAGCCTGCGGTCTGTTGGTAGCCGGTTTGCCTTCCGCTGCCTGCGATGCCATTACCTGATTGTAATTCCATTCGGTAATCATGCTATCTGCATCGGCAAGTTTCAGCAAGTAGTTGTCAAAGCTCTGCTCAAATGAATAATAGGTTTCCCATGCCCGGATATTATACAGATACAAATCGCCGTCTGTTCCGTCAAAGGTGATAGGCGTTGCGTGTCTTCCGAGTGTTCCGCTGTCATAATAGCAAGCTCCGATAAGCTCACCGTCAAAATACATCTTTGCTACTCCGATGCCTGCGTATGGAGCTTGGCTTGTCGGCTCAATGACGATTGCGACATCGGTAATGCTATCATCTTTGATTGCGGAAGTAATGGTATGAGCGACCGTTGCGGCATTGTCTGTCGTAAATACCACATTCTTGCCGGTCACGTAAAAGCCGAAGCCGTTAGCGATGCAGGAGATGAGCTTTGCATCATCATCCGCCACGTGCCGCACCCTTATACGGAATTGTATGGCCAGACCGTTAGTCTCGATAGCTGCTTGATTGAATGGAGCATAGTCAAGTGATGCCTTTACGTTCTCTGCAATACGCAAAGCCATCAATCCGCTATCATTTTCAGTGCCGTACTCTTCCGTTCCGAAGCTATCTTTTACAAAGCCGTTGGTCGAGTAGTTTGCGCCGGTGACAGACAGGGTATAGCCGTTGTCTGTGATGCTTTTGTCTGCGTCTGCATTGCTTCTGCCCGACATATCCATATCGACCATAAGCTGTGCGGTGACAGGCTCTATATCAAGCAAAGTGCCTAAAACCTTGAAAGCTGCTGTTGCTGATGTCTGATTGCTTGCTTTTGCTTTCAGGTTGATTGTTATGCTACCGTCAGTCTGATAGCCTTGTACTCGCTGCGTATAAGTATAGGTCATAGAACGATAAGCGAGAGTGGTTTGCTTTACCGTCTCTTGCTCTCCGACCGTTTCGATAATCTCTACTTCAATTTGCTGTGCGAGGGGATTATATGCGGCAAAATCCATTGATATGGTTTCATACTGCTTTACCTCCGCTGTCTGCTTTTCGGTCAGCCATCGGGTTACGACAATAGGGGTGGTATCACTTTGATTTACCACCATTACGGCTGTATAAAGATAATTTCCGACAACTCCAGACGCAACATCAACGCCGTGTATTCGCAAAGGATATGCGCCATGTTTCAGCACCGAGCCGAGACAATTATTCGGATTGATGCTCACTGAATGAGAATAGGTGTCTGAAACCGTTGCCGTGCCGAGTTCTTTCCACTCGCCATTGAGATAAATTTCGGTCGTACAGAGGATGCCTTTATCGCTTGCATTATTCGGAAAGCGATACATCGGCAAGCTCTTTATTGCGCCTCCCTCTTGTATCACGGTAGATGTGGTATAATTAAGCGTCTGTTCGCTTTTAATGGTCACATCAACTGCCGTGACATTGATATTTCGGCTTCCGCTGTGTTCGCTGTCATCATAAGCGATAAGGCGGAATTTCCTTTGCGATGCCTGCGAGAAATACGATGAAAGGTCAAAAGAGAAATCAAAAGTCTCATTATCTGCTGATGATGCCTGATTGAGCCGGTATGTTTCGAGGAGCTGATTGGTGTCTCTATCATAAAGCTCAACCCTTTCAATGAGGTTTGCAAGTTCTTGACCTCCTTGCGTTGTCACACTTCGGATAGATGCGTTGAGTATCATAGAACCTCCTGCCTGCCCATACAGAGGAGAGCTTTCAGGTATAATCGTGACGATTGTTCCAGAGCCTTCACCGCTGCCTGTGCCGACCGCAAACTGATGTTCATTGCCGACCGTTTCACCTTTCCCGTTCACCATTGATATTTTGATGACGCCCTCTTCTTCGGTATTTACATTGAGGTCTGTCGGGATAAGATTGTATGCGCCTCCTGTCGAAAATGCGTCTTCTCCGTCCTCCTCCGGCTCATCTTTCGTCTCGATTTGGGTACTTGCTCCACCTCCGAAATCCTGCCATAATGCAGCTTCTCCGAAGTCGGTTGCCTCTCCCTTGAACTGCTTTGTTTCCCACGTGTTATCTGCGGTCTTATATGTGATGACAAGACCGCTCTTTGCGTATGTGATGCCCGTAGAGGTCTGCAACGACTTGATTGCGGCAATCGCATATTCAAGTGTATAGAATGAAGCTGACGTGCAAGCTCCGCAAAGATAATCCACATTGATAAGCATTTCATCGCCTGCTGACATCCCGGCGAGGTCAAGCCAATTATTGGGATTATTGAAATTTACCTGCGAGCTGTCAGCACCGATGTATTGATAGGTTTTCCATGAGCTTGAACCGATAGCAAAGGTAATCTGAATGCCGACTGTCGTATATCCCTTTTCATACGCTTTTGCGATTGCCGTTTCAAGCGTATAATATCCCATTGCGAGCGGTGCATCATTTGTAACATTATAACAGTTTCCGACCGTTGCAGAACCTCCGAATTTTCGCCAATCTTCATCATTTGACCAGTTAGAGCCGACCCACTGCCAGCTTTCCCAACCGCTTGCTCCTTTGAAAGTGATGACAACGCCGTTGACTTTATAAGTATCTGCATCCTCACGTGCATTGATGAGCTGTCGTATTGACTGGATTGTAGATGCTTCATCCAATGATAACAAGACATTGGCATTGATGAACATTCTCGGAGCAATGCTTGTCTTTATAAGCTGCTTGATTTCATCTTGATTGCCTCCTGCAACAATGAGATTATTCTCGCTGTCATCCCAAACATAGATGAGATTATTGTATGTATAGACCTTATTTTTGAGAATGGCAGAACGAGAGCTATCCATATAATTGTCAGCACCGGGCCAATCGTTATAATACTTGCCGTCCGCACAATATAGTGCGAAAACCCGCTTATTCTCAACATAGATTATCTGTCCGCTTTGAATTGTACTTAGCGGTTGGATTGTAGCCGTTGAGACAATGCCGTCAAAATGAGCCAATCCCGAGTTAGTCGCTGCGGTCTTTGCTTCATTAGCGGCTGCAATTGCTGTCTCTGATTGGTCCGCTGCTGATTGGGCTGCGGCTTTTGCTTCTGATGCCGCTGCTGCTGCATTAGTCGCTGCGGTCTTTGCTTCTGTCGCTGCTGATTGGGCTGCGGTCGCTTTCGTCTTAGCGTCTGATGCTTCCGTCACAGCATTGTTATATGATTTAAGCAAATCGCCGAGAGGCACTTTCACACTCTCATTTTGGGCATTGACACCCAAAGTCAAAAGCCCGTCAGTCGAACCGACCGACGGCAATTCGGAAATTCTTTTCTTCTGGTCTGCCATAATATCAATTTTTTAATTGTTCACATATATTCTGCTTTCTCCATCCTCTGTTACGATGAACTCTCCCGATTGCGTGATGAGGTAAGAAATGCCGCTACGGGGGCGTATCAATATGCGTGCAGGATTTTCCTCATCCTCTGTAATCACCCAATCATCCGCTTCCGTAGCCAGCAACATATATTGGCTTATCGGTCGGCAATCAGTGAAAGTCAGCACAACGGAAAACTCGCACCACACATGACCATTATTCAGTATCTCAAATTTCGTGACCGTATTTTTGCTGTAATAGCAATCATATTCAGCGTCCATTTCACCGAAAAGAAATCTCCTTGTCTCTGCCTGCATCAAGACAGCAAAGAGAGCGTTCCAGCGTTTCCAGAACTCATCAATATCAACAGCGTTAATCAACAATTTCAAAGTCGCATCTTTGGTCTTGAAAAACACGCTTTGGCTGTCATAGCTCACGCCGGCGGTATCTTTTGTGCTGACAGATAGATTTGTCTTTACGGTTGGTGTCTTACGCAAGCTATCATCTGTGCCTTTTAGAACGTAAGAGCCGAATTGTGACAAGTCGATGCCGTCAAGCTCATATCCAAATTGAGCTACTTCGGTATCTCCGAAATCGTAAGGCGTTTCATCGGGGACGGTCGGAAAATCATCTGCAAATGATAATGTCAGCTTGCCGAGATTTATAAAGGATGAGAATGTGCCGTTTGATGTCATTCTCAATTTATAGCTCTTTTTCAAGTCTGCAAAGTAGAATGTATGATATGCCCCTTGTGAAAGGTCGTTGAAAAAATCTTCCGCATATCTTACATTGGTTATGCAGAACTGGATGTTGAAAGTCTTTGTATCAAGGACGGGAGCGGTCAAATCCACCTCTTCGCCGTCACATTCTGGCCAATCGGTGCTGTCGAGCTTTTTGAATGCAGGCATTTGTATGAGTGCTTTATACCCATACTGCTCTACGAAAATGCCGTATTCGAGAAAAGCATCTTCACCGTCAACCAACATCTTTCCCTGCTGTGTCATCATCTTACAACCGCATTATCTTGTTTGAGTATAGAGACATTCGATGACGCATCATGCTCAATCTTTATCACGGAATAGCCTCCTGCGATGATTGTTGCACTTGCGCCGTGCATGAGATAAACCCTGCTTGCTGCTGTTTCTTTATAGCTCAATGCAGCGGATGTATCTCCCACAAGAAATACTTTGCGTTGCTCAATCAGGCTAATTCTTCCGCAATCAATATACACTCCGTATCTTTCAGGATGATATTTCTTGAACTTGCGGAAAGTGGCTAAATCAGGAAAATTAAAGCGAGTGAGGAACTCGATTCCCTGCGGTGTAAACATGAGCTTTATAAGCTGCTCCAAATCTTCCGTCCCTTTGAACATGGTGCAGTCTGCGAGCTTTTGAGCCAGCTCCACATTTCCAGATGAAGCACACATCATTTGCGCTTCTTGTTTAGCTTTCTGCCATTCTTTCTGTATTTTCTTAATCAGCTCTTTCATAATCATGTGCGAACCTTTATTCCTTTTGTCTGTATATCTCCGACATCACTTCTGATATTCTTGATATTGTCATTCATATCATCAAGTTTATCATTCATCCGTGATGTATTCTCTTCAATGCCGGTCAGCTTTTCAAGCATAGCGTTTCCGGTCCTATTAAGCTCGACTACCCCCTGACTGATAGAGTAGGTATGCCCTTGTATGGTCGTCAATCGTGCATTATTCTCATCAACGCTGTCTTGTGAGGCGGTTGCGATGCCTTTCTCCGTTCCTTGACGCTCTTCATCGCCCGAGAACCAATCAGTAACGGTATCGGGTAAAGACTCCCATATCTGCTCAAATTGAGTTCCCACCATATTCAAGTCATTAGCGAAATCGCCCATCGAATCAATGACGGTCTGAATGCCTCCCTGAAAGCTGCCATCGCTACCGAACCATTTGGTTTTGTATTTATCGAAAATCGCTCCGATAGGCTCTTCGAGATATTTTTGAATGAGCATCCTTTGTAAGATGTCGGCGACAATATCATCAACCTTATCTTTCCACGCTTCCATTGCGTCCTCGCCCTGCTTTACAGCCTCGAAGAAAGCATCGCCGAGTTCACTTGCCAAATTCTCCGCTGTGTAGCCGATAATGTCTTCAAGCATCTCATTGATGATTGTCGCCATTTCTTCGGCGTTCTCTTGGATTTGCTGCTGCCACTCTGCAATCTGACCGCTATCGGAGTGTTTCTTGCTGCTTTCCTCGTTTATTTGCTTTTGCAGCAAAATCTGTTGCTCTGCGAGATTTTCAAGCTGCGCACGGGCATCTTTATATTTATTCTCTCCGAGAGCCTTATCAGCGGTATATGATACGGACGCATAAGCATCTGCAATTTTCTGGATTGACTTCTCATATATTTCGTTTTGATATATGAGTTGCCCAATCATTTTATACCATTTTGAATAATACTGGTCGGTCGTAAGATGCAGTTTCAAGACCTCATCTTGGGTTTCGGCGAGGATATTTTTCAGTCTTTGCAGTGCGTCACCTGTATTTTCTTGCAAGCGGACCGCATCTGCATTGTCTAACTCCCATTGGAGTTGGTCGATGCGTTCCTGCAACCGCTCAATCTCTTCTTGCTTCTCATCGTCATCATTAAAGAGGTTGGCAATCGCTGTCGCAATCTGCAAGGCTGCGGATATTACAGCAAGGATGACCGATGCTTTCTCTACGGTAGAGATTGCAGCCGTTGTTGCGGTCGCTGTACCTTGAACCGCCGAGCCGGTCGCCTGTGCGGTGGTCTGCATTGCGGAAGCCACGCTCTTTCCTGTGTCGCCGATAGCATCAATGACAGTAGATGCGGCATCAAGCATTTCAGAAAGAAATCCGATAGACTTATCAATGCTATCCGCAACATCATCGGAAAAGACAGAAGCCAGATTTGATGCTTTGCTCGCAACATCCTTTATCACGGTGTTTACAGATTTCAACTGCGATGCAAAGTTCTTGTAAGACACGGTGATATTATTGCGTGCTTTGAGCGCATTTTGTTCGGCTTTATTGCTTTTTTCGGTTGCTTGATTGAGCTTATTTTGAGCTTCTGCGGTCGCATTGAGAGCATCTTTATAAGTCTCGCTATCCTCTGAAAGAGTACCTTCTTCAATTTGAGCTTTTAATTGCTGCTCATATTCCAACGCTGCATTATACTCTGATTGTGCGGCTGTCAACTCTCGTTGTGCTTCGGCATATTTATTCAGGGCATCGACAAATTCCTCCTTGTATTTGCTGATGTCTTGAAGCGATTTTGCGAGGGCGGTAAATGGATTTCGTGATGCAATCTCATCTTCAATCTTATCCATTGCCTCCTGCAAATCCTTGATGTCGGAGACATTCATTGATGATGTATCTACCGACTTGATTTTATCAAGTGCATATTGCAGGGATGAAATAGATTGTTCGCCTATATTCCCAAATACAGCTTCCCAGTCTATCGAATTTTTCAGATTATCGAGCTTTACGTTGCTGATAGCATCTTCAAGCTCCTTTTTCAAAGAAAGGGTATCGCCTTTGGTCTTTGCGTCTCGTATCTTTCTTGAATATTCCTCTGTCAGAGCAAGTATTTTTTCTTGAAGATTGCCGTATTTGATATAATAGTTATTCATCGCCTCTGATTGCATGTCGGCTTCTTCTTTCAGAGCTTTTTCTGTAGCAATCCTTTTCTTTTCCTCATTCTGCTCTTGTGCTTTTGTCAGAGCATCATCCTGTTCTTGCGTCAGGCCATTTGCATTGACGACAAGTCCGGCATCTTGATTTTCCTTTTTCCAATCGCTTTTCTGCTTTTCGAGCTTGTTTTTTTGTTGCGTATATTCGAGGTCTATCATGGCGAGTTTCTTTGCTAAACCCTCCTCCATAGTTTCGACTTCCGCTTCTTTCGTTTCCTGCTCTATCTGCACAAGTTCCTGACCGAGCTTGCGTTTCTTCTCGGCTCTCCGTTTTTCTTCCTGTTCCTCTTTCTCCGCCTGTTTCTTTTGCTTGCTCGCATCTTTATTTTCAGATGGTTTTGTAGCATCATACGCTTTCTTGGCAGCGGATAAAGCATCTTTCAGTTCCTTAGCTTTCTTCTCATAATCTTCTTGGGTAAGGCTATTGGATGTATCAGCGAGGAAATCATTATACTCTTTCAATGCTTTCTCATATTCCTTTTTGGCTGATGCTCCCCATTCAGAACTTGAACTTGTCTTTTGATTTCGGCGGTTCTGCTCTGATTGAAGTTTATTGAGCTGATATTGCAATTCGTCACGGGAGAAGGTGCCTGTCAAACGTTCATTGCCTTTCGTAATCGTTCCATATTGCTTTTCTTGCATCTGCATAGTTGCAAGCAATGTCTTTCTTTGCTTGATTTGCTGTTCCAAAGTCTCATTGCTTATACCTGTCAGGTTCTCGAAATAAGCATTGACATCATCTTTCCTGACTTGTGACGAAAGATTTTTTCTTTTATTCAAGAGATTATTAAGTTCAGCTTCTTCATCTTTTGACAAGCCTCCGACTTTGCGCATCTTTGTACCTGACGCATTTGCTTCTTCCCAACGCTCGGTAGCTTTCTTTTTCTGCAATTCAGATATACGAGCTTCAACCGTAGCCAATTCATTTTTGGCAACGGTAATTGATTGACCTGCTTCAAGCTCTGCAATCTCTTGCTTGATTTTCTTGATATTTTTTAATTTCTCATATTCGGTATCATACTTGGCGAAAATATCAGGATATTTCATTTCGAGTTTATTCAGAGCCTCACGTCTTGTATCAGTGGCAACGGCTTCGTCGCCAGCAATAGAACAAAGCTCCTCGATTTTCCTTTTATGCTCTTCTTCTGCCTCGATTGTCTTTTGCTTTTGAGCCTGATATTCCTCTTCGGCTTCTTTCATCCGCTCGGTCTCGTTTTTCATCGAGATTAAGGCGACTGCGACACCGGCTATCAATGTAGCAACCAATACATACGGATTTGCGAGCATCGTAGCATTGAGCAACTTTTGAGCCTTTTCCACAACGACAAGCCAGCCGTAATGGATTGCTTCGGCTGCGGTCAAAGCTCCAATACCTGCTGCTTGCAAGGCATGTGCGGCTGCAACAGCCATACAAGCGGTGCGATATACACCGTAGGTAGCTACCAATCCCAACAGGACACGGCCGACCTGCTCATAATTCTCAATGAGCGATGATACCACATTAAGAGAGCTGTTGATGATGCCCTCTGATTGCTTCCCAATCTCATTGAGCATTGAAGATATTGCGTCTTCGATATTGGAAATCTGCCCGGTGATGGTTCGGGATTGCTCCTCCATGAGGTTGTAGAACATACCGCCCTCGTTCGTGAGGTTCTGAATGACCTTTTGAACTTCTGGAAATCCGACCTTTCCCTCTTCAACCAAATCTTTAACCTTGCTTTCCGCAACGCCTAAAACATTAGCAAGCTCCCTTATCATCGGGATGCCCCTGCCTGTAAATTGATTAAGGTCTTGGGTATATAGTCTGCCCTGCGTCATCGTAGTGCCGTAGAGATAGACCAAATCATTAAGAGGCTGCGATAATCCGGCGGCGATATTTCCGAGACGTATAAGGTCATCATTTACATTATTGACATTCTCTCCATACGCAAGTAATTGCCTTGCTCCGTTAGATATGCTTTGCAAGTCGAACGGGGTCTTGGCAGCGGTATCAAGCAACTGTCCCATCAATTCCGTTGCCTGTTCCTCACTGCCGAGCATCGTCTTGAATGCGACTTCAAGCTGTTGAAATTCGCCTCTGACATTGACTATCTGACGGATTAAAGATTGGGCGGTGAAAGCTACTCCGATACTTGCAGCCGCTTTTGCTACATTCCCCAAAACATTGCTCAAACCAACGCCCTCACTGGATATGCCCTGCATGGATGCCTTGATTTCGCCATTGGTCTTGCTTACCGCTTTGCCGATGCCGTCAATCTTGGTATTCATGCGGCTTTCCATTGCTGCGATTTTCGCTTCTATCTGGGTGATGCCTGATTCTAATCCCTGCAAATCGACCGCTGTTCCAAAACTTAATGCTCCGTCTTCTGTATTCATGCTTTCACTATTTCTTCATCATCAGTAAAATCTTTGAAATTATCAGGATTGTTTGCATCCTTGCTTTCATCATAAAGCGGCGTGTTGTCATCTTTCTCATCACCAGGCATCGGTAATGCTCTGCTATACATGACTGCATTTGCATAGCTGATATTATAAAGAGCATATTTTTCCGTAACGCCTAATGTCTTGGCTATACCGAGAACAGTCGCCCAAATGCTATCGTTTAGCCCACTTCCTTTGTCGGCTTTATGATGTTTGCCTCGCTTAGGGAAGTGGTAATGGAGAAAAAATAGCCAATCTCCAATTCGCTCAACCGTTCAACAATCGTATCATATAAAGTCTTTGCACTTACTGACTTGATTATAGCATCTGCGAGTTCTGCTTTTCGGTCAATAATCACCGGGACTTCTTTTATCTCTTTGCGCTTTATCAGCCCGAAAAGATGTTTATGGATGACCTCTACTTTTTTGGTCGTTTCTTCTGTCAGCCCATTTGCGCCGAGTATCAGGATAGCACCTATTTCGCCCAGTCTTTTATAGTCTTTGGCATAATGCAGGACAGAGTTCAACTGCTGGTCTTTCGGCACATGCTTTACGACCGGCAGGGTAGCCACTATCTCCGAGATAAGGATAAGCGTGCCGATGCTTGGCGGAGCAATCTTATAAGTCTTGCCGTCAATCTCAATTTCGCCGATAGGCTTTTCAAGTATGGTTGCCGCAACACGGCTTTCAATAGTTCCTTGCTGTTCCATGATTAAATGATATTTGGGGCAATGGCGAGGCTCGAACTCGCATCAAGGGCAACCTCAAAGGGATGTGCCTACCTTTCGCACATTACGCCACACATTGCCGTATGGCTGTTCTAACCTCCCGAACAGCAAAGGGGTGTCTATTCCACGTGCCAGCTGTGAAGCGTTTATGATTGGTTCTGTTGCGTTGACCAGTCGGTGTCTTTGACGCGGAACTTCTTGTAAAGCTCACCGTCAGAGCAAGCCAAAATCTTGAAAGTCAAATCAACGTATGAACCTTCTTCTTCCGAAGAACCCGGACGGAAAGAGACATGAGTGCGTCTTGCCTTGATGCCGATAGCTCCGATGTTCTTAGGTGTCAGCTTTACGGAGAAGTCATCGCTTACTACGTTGGTCTTTACCGTAAGCTCATTGCTATCTTCTGAAATGGTAGCACCGGTGAACATGTTTTCCTTATCGAAATCCATTTCCTTTACTCGGGTAGTAAGGGTAACGACAGGCTCGCCCTCTTCTTCGGCTACCACGATGCCGCCGGTAGCGGTGGCGGTTAGCGTTTCGCCGTCTTCCGTTGCAAGAGTGGTCGATTTATCATTGATAGTGCCGACATCGGTCAGGGTTTCAGCCATAGCCTCATTCTCACCGGTCTTGCCGACTTCAATCTTGCATTTCGACCATGACATTATGATTTTCTTTGTTGCCATAATTTAATCTGCTGTTATACGGTTAAATTTAATTCGTGCATAGATAAAATGTTGATTTATATCCTCGTTGAGCATTGAGGTAGGAGAGCCGTCAGTTTTCATCCAATACTCGGTATCTGCATTATCGTTCACGAAAGACAAGATAAGCTCCTCCAATTCGGCGATACGGGCATCATCCTTTACTTTTCGTCCGTCTGTGGAGTAAGCGACATCAGGCACATACAGATTGATAATCACAATGCCCGTCTGAACCTGCTCATCAACTCCTGAAAGGAACTTGACAATCAGGTCTTCGGTCGTTGCGTTTGCAGGGCGCATCCCGGGACGATATATACCGCCTTTGATTGCCTTGCCGAGAGGACTATCCTTGATGAAAGAATAGAAGTCACGCTCAATCTGTTGTTCTGTCTTAATCATTTCGCTTCTGTGAGACCTTTGAGTAATTTTTTAGCAAGCTGTTCAGCTCTTAATTCGGCAGAAGTGAGGACATCTTTATGATGTATGGCTTCGACATAAGCCGCATAATTCATCCCTGCACAGACGATAAGCACCACGCCCCACGGAAACTTCGCCTGCAACTTCTTTAAGAGAGCGTCGGCAGCGGGCGCACCATCGCTCCCGTTTCCATTCTTTCCCTTATATTGCTTAGGCTTTCCCTGTATGACAGGTTTCCCGTCCAAAAGGACCACATATCCGATAGATGAACGCAAATTACCGGTGATGTCATTATAGCTGCCATTCTCACGGGCAATCCTGATACATTCCTCGCCGATATAGGTGAGTTGTTTTACAAGATGCGTTACAATGTCGCTCATCTTTCTCTGCAATCCCTTTTTCAGCTTTCGCATATCAGTCTTGCTGACGATGACGTCCTTGTATTTGCTGTGAGTGGTGACTATCTTTGCCATTACACGGTGATTTTAGTGCGTCCTACGCTCGTTAGCGGCTCTGCATTGAGCGTTTTATACTCGCCGAGATATTCTCCTAATCTTTCAAGTTTGACGCTGTTATACGGAAATTCTGCAAGCTCAATCATTATCGTAAATGATGCCATGCGGAATACGCCGTCTTCATATCTCCCTATCCGATTATCGGAATTGGTCTTGATAGAGCATTCTATCGGCTCGCTCCATTCGGAGTGCGCCGGGATAGGCTCGCCATATTCATTGATACCGCCATCGACCAGTATTTCATATCTCAATGTGCCGTTAGTCCTCATTTCTACCAAAGATTTGAACCGTCCTCAATGACCCTTTGATAATCGCTCAATTCCTCTTCGGCATCAAGCCCGTAATTCTTGCACCAGAAAATGAGGCTTTCTTTGATAGCATCTTCTCTGACGGATGTAGATACGCCGTTTTCGGTGCGGCTGCTTTCTACATAGCCGTGAACGAGACGGACGGCAGACCGAAAGATTTTTGCGTCTTTCGGAACTGCCTCCGCATTCGGCTCAATGCCCTCATTGAAAAGCTCCAATTCAAGCGTGGCTTTGTCTGGATAGAATGTGTTTGCTATCGCATTACACAAACTGCTCAATGCTTTTAGATTGGTCACGATTATTCTTCGGTTTTGAGGGTGTAAATACCATTCATTTCAGTGATTACCGGCAAAGCCATTACCTCTGCCTTAGTGAACTCAACGCTGTTGCTGTTCTGAGTTTCACCCACGCCCCATTGAGAGACACGGATACGCCCGTAGTTAGAGTAAGCAACTCCATTTTCAGGCTTCAACTCATTGTTTGCCCATGCGTTCTTGACAATACCGAGCTTACCTTCCGGGATAAAGACAAGGTTCTTGTCATTCCACGGCGTATAAGGTATCTTCTGTGTGCCGTTCTGTATCATCACCTGTCTGCGGATAGGCTCGAAGATAGGATAGTTGTTCTCCTGCATATATGCGTTGATGTCTTTCAACTGCACGATGCGTGAACTCTTATCCGTTCCCCAAATCATCTGCTTCATCTTCTTGCTTCGGCACATGTAGGAGATTTTGCGTGGAGCAAGCAAGCACTTGGAGAGTACAACCTTATCCTGTGCCGCATCAATCATTGCTTGGATGTCCTCGAAGCAATCTACCGTGTCGATATTGTCATCAATCCATTCTGTCTTGGATGATGCAATGTTTTCTGCCGGCTGATTGAAACTGATTTTTCCACGCACACCGCCTTCTGGGTTGGTCGTTTCGTCCAGCGTCATATTACCCTCATCAGAGAGCGAGCGCAAGAATATCATATCCAACTTGCCGAGAACGGATTTTACGACAGTCTGCACGTTGCCCCACATGATTGTGATGAGCTGCTGCGTCTTGACCTTATCAGGCAAAGACTTACTGTCGAGTATCTGCAAGACCTTACGATAATCCTGCATAGTCATCGGCAGCGTCAATGCGTGGCGGATGATTTTCTCTTTCAATGTTTCAAGCCCCTCTGTACCCAAAATCGGCTCGTTTGAGTTTTCTCCGATGGTCGGAGCGGCTACGGTAATATGATATTGACCGATAAGCTCCTCAAAGTTCAGACCGATTGTCGGTGTGTCCCAGTCGAGGTATTGCTCGAAAATCACGTTATCAAAGAGCTTTTTGTGAAGCTCCGACACCGCATCAAAGCGAATTTGCACGTTCCGTGTCAACTCGCCGAAAATAGAACTATAAAGAAATTCGGGCATAGCTTTTACTGTTTAATGAATAAGATGTTTGGATTTGCTTTCAAGCAACAGCCGGAAAGCCATGATGTGAGGATAGGATATTTGAGGCTCGGATAAAGCACGACAGCTTCGTAAGCGACATCCAGTGTCGGCAGACCCTTGCCGTCAAACTCTTTCTTTGCGCCTAATACCATATTCGGCTCATACTTGGATGATACAGCTGTATCAGAGTAGGTTTCGCTCTCAACGAGAGTATCGCCCTCTGTCAGACCTGTATATTCAGCCGAGAGAGTAATCACATCATAATCGGCATTGCTTGTATCAATATTTGAGATAGTGGGAGAGGCTTTCCCGTCACCGTCTTTCGTTACGACATCACCTACAACGAAGTAATGACCTTTGTTGACGCGAGGTGCGGTCGATGTGCCTCCTGAAAGAACCTTTGCAGTTTTGCAAACAGCGGCTGTCATTTCCTCGAAATCGACATACACGGGAGTTCCACGCTGCAAGACGGTGCCGACAGGAAATTCCTGCACCGGTTTGAAACCGCCCGGGAGCATCTTGCATTCGCCACGCCAAATCTCTGGAAAATGACCTGCTAACTTCTGCTTTTTGAAATCAATAGCCATTTCGTTTCAATTTTAAGTGAAAAAATCGAGCTTACTTGTTGTCAGGGAGAGTGCCAGCCCATGCCTTTGCGGCGGCTTTCATAGCTTCTTCGACCTTTCCCTGCTCATGCGTCTGCTCTTTCGGCATGAGGTTGTTTGTGACTAATTCCTGCTTGTACTCCGCTAACTCTTTGTCGAGGTCTGCATCATCCGCAAATGATACTCGCTTCATCAAATAGTCAGGGATGCCGAGCTTCTTAGCCTTTGCAGCGATTTCGGCTTGTCTCTGGTTCTTTGCCTTTTCTGCTTTGAGAGCTTCGTTTTCCTCCTGCAATTTCTGCATTTGTTCGTCTCGGCTCTTCATCTGGGTTTTGAACCATTCCGGCACGTCATCGCCATTTCCGCCCTCTCCGTCACCCTCTCCTTTCTTGGCAGATTGTTTCGTGGTAGATTGCGTTCCACGTGTCTTTCTTGTGATTTCGCTTTGCATAGCTTTGGCGTAAGGCACAAGCAAATCCACTTTATTATTGATGTCCTCATCGGAAGCATCGTCCGCAAGACCCTCTGAACCTAATTTTGCCAGCTCATCGAGTGCCTTGTCTGTTAAGCCCATGTCCTTGCATTTCAATGACAGAGCGTCTCTTAATTTCTTATTCATAATCAAAATTTTATTCTATCAGCTACAAAAGTAAGAGAAAAAATCGAGAAAAGTGCTTATAAAGCACTGAAAATGATAAAAAATTATTTGTGTGATAAATAAGAAGTTATGAAATTTAGTAAGGTTTATTACCAATTTAGTAAGACTATTTCGCCTTAAAATAGTTGCCTATTATCATTATTGTCTATATCTTTGCAACAAAGAAAGATGCTTAATAAGCACTTAGGTAAAGAAAACAATAAATTTAAGAGATATGATTAAGAAGAAAAACATCTATGGAACAAAGGAGCTTATACATGGCTCAATCTTGCTGACAAGCAAAAATTCCGGCAAACAAAAATGGTTCTTGGTTTGCGAGATTGAAGATTGCCGAGAAAATCGTGTCAATTTCTATCCTGAAGCATTTGGTAAACGTAACATCCGATTGACCTCGGATTTCAATATCTCGCAAAAGTCAGCTTCTTTAATGCCGAAAGTTTCATCTGAAGGCTTGATACCTTATGAAGGATATAGATTTTAAGTTTAACCAAGAGGGAAGATAAAGATATGATGCAACAGGAGTTTCAAGACAGGGTTAAGATTAAGATTTCAGCACAGGAATACGCAGCAATCGAAGTGGTCTATATGAACAGCGACCTTGAAAAAGATGAGTTCTGCAAGATGTGGGCAAAAATGAATGCAAAGCGCATCGCCGCTTATCGCAAAGCTGAAAAGGAAAAGCAAGAGAAGCACGAGCATATCGCATTCCTACATTCAACGATGTGCCTGCTCCGCAATCTTGCATACAAGAGCGGATGGGCTTCAAGTTCGGAAAAGTTAATCACGAACAAAGTCCGCAAGGAGCTTGAAAAAGCGAACATTGACTATATGGAATATAATTATATAAAGATGCAATACGATTACAAGCCAGTTGCATCACTCGTTCACGAGATACAGGAATACATCAACAAGCAAGTAGCATAAATCCAACCGAGGGCGAGCAATCGCCCTCATAAAAAATCAATCAGCAATGAAGCAATATACAGTCTATTTCAAAGAATCGGTCGCTCATACATTCAAAGATGAGCGTTTCAATAAAGATACTCATCGATGGGAGGAGGTCGAAGTTACGGAAATGGTTGATACGGTCACTTTCTTTTCTCTTGCTCCAGCAAAGAAAATCATCAAAGCCAATCTCGATAAATACAGCGGTTCTTGCATCACAAAGACGTGGGCAAATGGTGATTGGGAAAATCTCGGAGAAATCAATCTCAAAGGCTCTAATAAGACCTTTGTAGCGAATACAAAACAAAAGATTGCAAATTATTAACCGGCGGGGCGTAAGCCCTGCCATAAATCAAAAAGATATGGGAATGTTCAGTTGGTTTACACAAGACACAAATCATCGCATCGTGAACGGTGAGCCTTACAAGGTGATTATGACGGATGACAAAGGAAAGAAATATGTCGAAGATTGCTATGAGGGCTATGGAGAGTTTGGCGGCAAAGATTATTATGAGCTTCTTGCCGAAATGAACGGTCTCGGCTCTGACAGGGATGCAGGCATCCGCCTCGCTTATGAGGGGTCAGCTATCGGAATGAACCCGAATTGCAAGCATCCGTCACTCACAGAGAGCGGAGAATATATGGGCGGCATCGCTCCCGAGCCTGACCCTGACCAAGGCTTTGTGCTTTATGATGATGAAGAAGATTGGGAGGATTACGAGGCAGATGACGACGAATGGTGATAGACTTATAAGAAACTGATACTTAGTAAGTTTCTTTACCCAAACTTTCGTGCCTATCATCAGAATTGTCTATAATTTTGCCACATAGGAAAATCAATAATTCATTAACAATTAAAATTCAACGATTATGGAGACTACAATGGACAACAAGTTTTTTGATTTTGAAAAAGCAAAAGTGCAGACCTTGACGCTCGACCAGTTGGAGCGCACTCACAAAGAAAATGATGTTTACGGCAAACCGCTTCGAGGCATCTATCATTACGCATTGCTGCAAGAAATCATCGGCATGTGCAAAGAACAGAACTACAATGTAGAGGTTTATGACCTCTTTGCAGCACAGAACAAAGACCGTAATACGCCGGGCGTGGTTCTGCTGCCACAGGTAGAACAGCAATTTGGCGAGCGAGCCGTTGAAGCCCACATCTTACGCCGTGTCTTTGCAAACATCCGGCTCACTGATTTTGACGATGAAGAAAAGACTACAAATCTGGCGGTCGCATTTCATCAGAAAGGCATTCAGGTCGGCTTTGGGAATATGGTACGTGTGTGCCACAATCAATGTATGCTATCTCCCACGCAATACATCGCAACCTATTCAGAAAAAGGAACGGGCAGAGGAAATGGCGTCTCGATACCCGAAGTGCTTGATACGGTCAAATCTTGGCTTCTTGATGCCCGGCATATCGTTGTGACGGAGCGTGAGAAGATAGAAAAGATGCAATCAATACAGGTCAATGCGCAACAGCTCTTTACGCTTATCGGTATGCTGACGGCATTACGGGTAAAATGCGATACTCACGAGACCGAAATCAAAGAGACAAGGATTTATCCGCTCAATCAGGCGCAAATCTCAAAATTTACTGAAAGCCTTTTGTTGCGCTATCATCGCAATCAGAATGTCACTGTCTGGGATATATACAATGCAGCGACTGACCTCTATAAAGCAAATAGCATGGATATTCCTGCCTTGCTTCCACAGAACCGGGCGATGACTGCATTTCTTGATGAGCAATTCGGATTATGAGAACGAGATATTTGTCAGTAAAAAAGGGCGAGGCGGTCAAGATAGGCCGCTTCCCCAATTTTCATAAGACAGGCTCAATCACAGGCATGAAGCGTCTGTATTATGGCAAGAACGCTCTTTTAGTACGCTGTGGTAGCTATATCTATAACGTGACAAGCGAACCGAGTATTTACTATAAATCAAAATGATATGAACAAAAATGAATTGAGAAAGAAAGCCGAAGACTGGGTTTATAATGGAAAGCCTTGCATCTACCGTCATGGCTGGGCATGGAAAGGTGCGAGGGCACGCCTGATTTCTCAAAAAGAAGCTGCCCGGCTTCTGCCCAAATACTCCTTTGGCATGGGGTTCTACGAACTTTCCTTTACAAAGCATGACGGGCAAGATGTATTGGAGTTCAACGAGCTTTCAGAAAACGACATGTATTAAGCTATGGAAGCATATAGTTATTGGGATTTCATCGAGGAAAATCTGCCTGACTATTCGAGCAATCAGGATGTATGTCTTTCAAATGATATTGCAAAGATGATTGATGAGCCGGATGATGCCTCCGATGAATGCAGGCGCAATGTGCAGATGCACGTTGCGGATATTGGGAATAAAGACGCTTTGACAGACCTGCTGATAGAAACAGATGCCGGTCTTTTCAAAGAAGCATTGAGGAACTATCTTAAAACAAAGAGCAATGACAAGAGAGGAATTTAATCAAAAACGATTTCATGCTGGGACCATCATCCACCATGCGCCGAGCAATAAGACATTTTTTGTCGTATCGGTCGATTTTGAAGAACAGCTTATCGGCGTTGATGAAAATGATTTCTATGAAAATGTGCCAGATGATGAAGAGGAAGTATCTATCAAATGGCTTCGTTGTGAGAATTGCGAAATACTAAATGAAGATGATTATGACCAAACAAGAACTGATTAAAGCAAACCGCCTGACCAAACAAGAAATCGCCTATCTCGATTTTCATTATGGCAATGCCTGGTTCAAGCATAAAGACCCACAGATGTATATCAATACAGCCCGTGAAGCTCTCGAAGAGCATACATGCCCGATATGCGGATGCGAGGTCGATGCTTCGACTTGGGAAGATTACAGGATGTGTGAACGATGTCATGAGCGAGAATATCAATAATAATTAAAATGAGCCGCTTTCCTGCGAATTTCTCCGTTCGCCTGATGAAATAGTCATTTATCAGATTAAAGCGTGGGAAATCGCCGGAAAAGCGGTAATTTTGCATAATGGAAACGAAAGTGGTTCATCTGACTTTCAAAGAACCGTATATTGGGATGACCGACCTCTATTTTAGCTCTTTGAAAGCAATATACGATGTAGTGCCGAAAGAGGCGGTCGGCATTGAATATAAATCGCTCACAAATGCCATTCGAGGCAAGAGCGAATACGAGAATAAGAAAGTGACTATCCGCATCGGTCAGCTTGTGCGGAAAGCGAGTATAAGGACTAAAAAATAAGATGCTATGTTAGGTGCTATAATTGGAGATATAATAGGCTCACGATTTGAGTTCAACAATACATCGAACTATAAATTTGAGCTTTTCACGAAAGAATGCGATTTCACGGATGATACTATCTGCACGATAGCCATTGCAGATGCTATCGTAAGCGGAAAAAGCTATCGGGACAGCATCTTGAAATGGTGCAGGAAATATCCGCATCCTATGGGCGGATATGGAGCGTCTTTTGCCTCTTGGATTGCATCTGATAATCCATTGCCGTATAATAGCTTTGGAAATGGAGCTGCCATGAGGGTTGCGCCGGTTGCTTATGCTTTCGATGATTTGGAGGAAATAAAGAAACAAGCTGCTCTCACTGCGGCAATATCGCATGACCACCCGGAGGGCATCAAAGGGGCTGTGGCGGTCGCTCATGGAATATATATTTTGCGCACCACCCATGATTGGAGGAAGTTCAGGATTGCAATGCAAGAATACTATCCTGATTTTCTTGAAGTGCAGCCGACCGGCGTATTTGATGAAACCTGTCAGGGGACGGTGCCGCTCTGCCTGAAAACAGTTCTTCTTTCATATAGCTTTGAAGATGCCATACGCAATGCGATTTCAAGCGGCGGTGATAGCGATACGATAGGAGCGATTGTCGGAGCGTTGGCAGAAGCGATGTGGGATATTCCGAAAGAGATAAGGAGCAAGGCAATGGATATGTTGCCGACCGATATGCTCAATGTGATTGGAGATTTCTTTCACTTACTTAACCAGAGGAGATTATCAAATGAATAATATACAATGGAAAAGAAAGAGTATTTGCCTTTTTGCCTCTATTACAAAGGCGAAAAGGAATGCCCCTACGAGAGCGGAAACAAAGCTCTCTTTTGGGATTATGAACGCAACTGGATAGAATTAAGCGTTGATAAGGATGATGCTCTCGGCGATATGCTTGATGAATATATCGCTGCCGGGCTATCTGAATTTGAGATGCAGGATGATACGCCTATTGCATTGAAAGCACTGCTTTTTAATCGTTACGGGCATTGGCTCGGCGGATATGGTCTGTCGGAAGATGCAAAGGCTTTCAAGAAATTCTATTTGAATGAGTATAAGAAAGAGGCATAATCGCCTCTTTCTTTTTTTAATCAAACGGGTAGCCTCCGACATAAGGGAATGGTACTGGATTTTGCTCGATGACATCCAAATCAATATACCACTTGCCATCGTTTCCTTTCTCTACTTTGGTAACTCTGAATTTCGTTCCTCGCTGTATCAATATCTCGGCTTCTTCTCCGATTGAATTCTGCCGGACAATACCGTCCCATGATTTACCTGAACCATAGCCGAATGCAGAGAACGGCTCACAATACATCGCTTTTGTCCCTCTCGGCATATAGATATTGAAGATTATATCTCCATTAAATCCTTTTCCTTTGGCTACGCCAGCCGACCAGAATGCGCCCTCAACTCCAGTCTTTCCGACAAGAGCTTTGATTTCTGCATCACTCGCCGTTGCGTAATTGGAAAGACCGAATTTTTTGAGTGCGACAAGGTCATCTCCACGCTGAACCCACATATCGAAGTCATAGCTTGATTTGTTTATGATGCTCTCGATATAAGGAATGCGGTTAAGGCCTCTTTGTGCTTTATCTGCCGGTCCATAATACGTCAAGCCACGCAACGGTTCATTGATATTATGATACTCTTCCGTATAGCCATATATTCCGTCTTTTTCTTTATCTGTCGCATTCTTCCATACTTCACTACATTTATCACGGAGTTTATCATCGGCATCCATTCCGTGTTTAGCCCACATTGCAGCATCTTTCCGGGCTTTGGTATAAGCATCGGCATCAAACGCTGCACCGCCGTTTTTCGCCGCTTTCTTCGCATCTCTGCGAGCCTGCTCGGCGATGCGTTTATCCATTTCCGCTTTGGCCGCTGCAACCTTTGATTTGAGCGTGAGCATATCAGATTGCAATGCGTATTCGGCTTCGGCATCTGCGAGCAATGAAGCGACCTTTTGGCTCTTTGGATGTGCATCAGACCATTTCTTGACTTCGGCGATGATTTCTCCCTGTGCTTTGTATTCTATCTTATAATTGACAGATGAAAGCTCTTTGATATATGCTGATTGCGAGACTTTCCATGTGGCGTATTTCTGCTGTACGCCTTTCATGTTGCCGCCGAGAAAATCGTAAGCCTCGAATTTGAGCTTCTTTGCCTGCTGCTCCAAAGTAAGGGATGCCCAACTGTCAAGTTTGCTCTTGACAGCATCATATACGGCTTGCAGTTCATCCATAGAGAACTGCTTGTGCCATCCGTGAGCATCAGGTATCAAAGCTGACAATGCCGTTTCCTGCTTCTTGATAGCTGATACCTGCTTGGCTACAACCTTAGCTTCTGCCTGCATTGCGGTGAGGTCTCCGGCTGAAATGAATTGTTGCAGCTTAGAGTAATCAACCTCTCCATAATCGGAAGCCACTTTAAGCACATTATCTGCTGTTTTCTTGATAAGCTCGTGTTTATGCTGACGCTCTGCCCAACGGTTCTTGATTGCCTCGATTTGCTCCGGCGTTCTGGCTTCATGTCGCAATTCCGCTTTTTCAAGCGTTGTAAGCTCTTTTTGCTTCGGATTGAGGATTTCATCAATGGCGTATGAGTTATTGCGAATAAAATAAGGTTCTGTGCCTCTGCTGCGGGATTTCGCTATATTATCGGCATTCTCCCTTACCCAATCCTTGAACTCATCGGGATAGTCTGTGATTTGCTTACCTTTCGGAGTATAATCCTCACCGTTAAGAAAAGCCTCATTCATCTTTTCCATTTCGTCCTCATCAACCAATATCGGAGTGACGAAACAGAAACATTGAGGATGCCAGCCGTCAAAGACAAAGTCTTTCGGATATGTTCCTTGCAGCTTGTCGCAAATATCTTTTCGCGGATGGTTCTTGGATAGCTGTATTCTCTGACCGAGAACAAAATCCATTTGCTGCCAGCGTTCATGGTCTGCCCGGCGATATGCGATATTGGTTTCAGTTCTCGTTACACGCATTGCGTTCTTGGCGGAAGACTTATAAACTCCGGCACCGGTCTTATAGTCATCCCTATCGTAATCTATCCATTTATATTTGCCTGTCTTTTCATCTTTGATGCGCTTTTTCCATTTACGTTGCCATTCGCCGTTCTCATCCTTGTATCTGAAACGGCGGAACATCAAATCAGGGTCATTGAGATATTCACGCACCTTACGGCTCATCTGTGATGCTGATTGCCCCTCGCCGATAGCAACGGTCATTGCAACCTCCATTTCATCCCGAAGCTGCTGCACTGATTTCCATATCCTACCAGACAGGTTCAGACCATTTTCTGACCGGTCGATAAATGCGTCCATTGCCGCTTTATTGCGGTCTGTGATTGCATTCAGCTTTGGATTTGATAGAGCCTCCTTTCCGAAAACCGATGTAACGAGCTTATCGCATTCGATATTTGCCTGCTCCCATTCAAGCGTGATGCCCTGCTGGATTGCGAGCGTAACGGATGAATGGAGCTGCTTTAACAGGCTCTCGACTTTCTGCTGCATCTTTGTACTCGTTCCGTCAAAGCTATACATCACGCCCTCATCAAGTTTGGGCATAGACTTATTGAGAGCAAGGATTTCATTTACCGTAGAGGCAAACATTTTCCTCACTTTCTCCGCATAAGCCTCTGTCCTCTGGATGCGTTTGGCGGTTTCTGTTTTCGGGTCGGTTTTAGCCATTATTCTTTATTGCCTTTCTTTTTCATTTCATCTTCATCATCCCCGTCTGTGAATGATTGCGAGCCTGCACCCTCACCATCGTTAAAGATAGATTGCTGCTGCTCCATGCGGCTTGCTTCTTCATCTTTGAGCCTTTTCTTTTCGAGTGCGTGGTCTTTGATAAGAGGATTAAGCTCGACGCCTGTTTCTGTGGAGGTGATGCCAGCGTCAATACTCTTGATAAGGTTATCCAAATCATCGGCAATATCTTCTCCAAACGGTTCTTGGAACTCGTGATTTACCACAAGTTCTTCACATTCAGAATGCAACGATACATCCAGCACGTTTCCGATGATAGCCGTTATAAGGCTTGCCGTGCGGTCCAACATATCATCATGCTGCTCTTTATGCTTTGACGCTTTGATTTCAGCAAGCATCATGACGGTACGCAATGCCTTTGCCGAGAGCTGCGATATAGATTTCAGCGTGTCGAGGGTGATGTTGGGAGTGAAAGACTTTGAAAGTATATGACTTTGCAACCAATCCAATTCGTCTTTCTTTGATTGTGGCGCACTATCCCATGTGAGATACTTCGCTGCTTTATCTACGCCGTCCTTGTCATTGGTGATGAGCAACTTTCCGGCTTCTTTCTTTTCAGGGATATTCTTTACAACCTCTGCCGATATGATTTCGGTCGGGTCGGCAAAATAATCATTCACATCAGCCGTGCGTGATGCGATATATTCCTCACGGTGGATAAGATGCTCAACTCCTTTCCATTCTTTTTCTTGCTGAAAGAGGATGATAGGTATCTTTCCGATGAAATTAGTCTCTTCGATGACTTTCCAGCCGATAGCCTGCTTTGAACAACGATAGATTACATCTTTCGTAAATATATCGAAGTGATAGACTACCTCATCTTTCTCTTCTTTGACGTAGTAGCCCCATGCGATTGATAAGAGATTTTCGTACTGGTCCCACCTCGTATAGATTTCATCGCCTTTGCTTCGGGCGAGAACTCTTATCTGCACATCAGGATTGCCGTCATCATCTCTGAATACTCTGAAAAGCATCGCACTTTCTGTCTCTGCTCCGGCAAGGCGTTTGCATTGTCGTATCTTGCTATCAAAGTGCGTCTTTTTGATTACATCCTTGAACGCTTCAAAAGCCTTGTCAGTGCCGGTGCTTGCCTGCGTCCATTTGACAGGCCGTCCATAGAGAAAGACAAGAGAAATCTCATTGATGTAAACAGGATAGGGTATTGGCAGCTTCCATACAGGTTCTTTCCGTAGGAAATTGCCTTTTTTGTCGGTGATGATTTTATCCTCTCGCTTCATTATCTCGTGAGAGAATGTATCATACTCTTTCATTGCAGGAAAGATAAGCTCATCCCTGCTTGACATTTTGTCTTTGGCTCCCGAAATATCTTTGGCAGCCAATAACTCCTCGAACTCTTGGTTTTTACCGACCAATGCGTTGAGATAATTGCGAAATAAATCAAATAAAACCATATCATTAAAGTTTTTATATTCCAAAAACGCTTTTACTTAGATTGTCATAGTCTATCTCATTATCTTCATCGAGATACAGGTCATTGATTGCATATCCGAGAATATCCACAAACTCATCATGCGGCTGTGTCGGAAATCCGCACACTTCATCGAGAAATTCATCATTCCAATCTCCGTCAACGAGGAAAACCCTGCCGCATTCTATTCTTGGAGATACAGCTCTCAATCTTACCTCTTTGCTATCTTTGAGAGTCTCGGTCTCTTTCACATTGAGGGTAGATATTTCCTTTAACATCTGGATGACGCTTTCACCGTTAGCTTTCGGCTCGACATGGAGCTTGCTTTCACTTGAAGCCTCATTTGCGGACATATAATCAGGCAAGAACCTCAACAGGTCGGGCATTTCTTTCCAGACTTTCATCGCATTGTAGATGTAGATATAATTTCTAATCCTGCACGCTGCGAGAATGCCGCTCGGGTCGTTGTCCTGCCCTTGCTTTTTCTTGTTGTATGCCGTATCAAGATAGAAGTGCATCGGTTCATTGAAGCGCAAAGACCGGAAGTCAGCCAATGAGATTTTCTTGAACCAATGACGCTTGACGATATTACCGCCCTCAATGGTCGGGTGCTGCTGATACAATGCAGAGAACTCACGGGGCGCACGAGCCTTTTGTTTTTCGAGCTTTTCTTTTGAATGATGAGAGGGCCACAAAGCATCTCCAATATGCCTGTTGCTCTTGCCTCCGTCACGCTCTTGCTCGCATAATGCCGGGATAGATAATACCACCCACTCATTCGGCTCTGCTTTCAGTATTCGCCCTGCCAAATCATCCTCATGCCAGCGTGTCATGATGAAGAGCTGCTTTGAATGATTGTGCAATCGTGTGGTGAGGACGGTATTATACCAATCCCAAACCCTCTGCCGGTAGGTCGCTGAATTAGCTTCGTTAGCATCTTTCACTGGGTCGTCAATGATAGCAATATCGACAGGCGTACCCGTCAATGCACCGCCGACACCTACTGCCTTGTAAAATCCCCGATGCCCTACCAGCTCAAAGAAATCTACATTGCGGATGCAGTTCTTTACATATCTACCGTCCGTGCCGTTGAGATAAGTATCAGGAAATATCTCATGATATTCCCGGCTGTCAATCGTGCGCTGTATAGCTCGTGAGAACTGTTCCGCAAGGTCAGCCGAATAGGAGCTGCCGACAATCTTCAAATCCGGGTTCTGCCCGAAAGCGAATGCAGGAAAATTTCGTGAAATGATTTCGCTCTTTCCATGCTGCGGCGGCATAAACACCATAAGGTTCTTTATCTTTCCCTCCAATAGCATTTGACAATGGTCTGCAATGTCTTTGTGAAACCACTCCAATTCATACTTTGGATTGCTATAACCGAGAAAACGAGAAAATGAGGTTGGGGCTTCGAGCTTCAATTTCTCTCGCCTCAATCTCATCACTTTCTTCCGTATCTCGATTGTAGATGATTTCATTCTTTATCCAACTTTTCAAGCCGTGCGATTTCTGCATTGATTTCGTCAATCGTCATTTCCTTTTCTTCGTCTTTCTTGATTACCATATCACTGCGTTGCCTATTCTGATAATGCTCTGGGTCAAGATTGGTGAGCAAGAATATAGCTGCCGCCACATTGGGCTGATAATGTACATGCTTCTTCTTCATCTTGCGGATGCTCGGAGAGCCATTACCGTTGGGATTGGGGATATATTCTGTTTCCGTTTCCTCTCGCTCATAGCCTTTTGCAGCTTCGGCAAGTGAAATGGTGAGGTCGTGCGTCAATTGGCTTTTGAAATGCTCCTTTGCCCGATTGATAGCCTCACGGAACTCATCTTTGACCTGCATCCATTTGTAGTAGGTCTTATTGTCAATACCCATTTCCTCGCAAAACTCTTTGAGCAATGCGCCGCCATATTCCATAAGCCCATGTTTCTTAACCCATTCTTCGCATTGGGCAACCTTAACCATATTATATTTAGCCATCTTGCATATCTATTAGCTTGTAAAACTCTCTGCGTAGTTCTGGATTGAAATTAAATACTCCCGTAAAATGCGCTACGCTCATTTTCCCGGCGTTTCTCACGCCTCGCATAGACTTGCAAAGGTGAGTGCCTTTCATCACGATAGCGAAGCCGAGAGCATCGTCATTCAAAGCCTTTGAAAGCATTTCTACCACATCCCGAGCCAGCCGTTCTTGAAGCTGCAATCGGGCAGCGCAATATCCAACCACTCGGGCAACCTTGCTTATCCCGAGAATGCGCCCGTTGGGATTAGGCACATAAGCGAAATAGTATTTGCCGAAGAAAGGCAGGATATGATGCTCGCACATTGAATAATAATCACCGCTATCAAAGACAATATCGGAGATTTTATCCTCATTCTCGAACGTGGTAATCTTAGGCTTTTGTGCAGGGTCATATCCTCTGAATATCTCTTTCCACATTCTTACAATGCGGTCGGGAGTTCCGAGCAATCCTTTCCGGCTCGGATTTTCCCCGATATATTCAATCATACGGCGGATATGGTCTTCAATGCCGCAATCTTTCTCATCGGGTATCAGCAACCATTCCGCTTTGATTTCGCCGTAATACTGCACCTTGTCTTTCGCATATTCCTTTGCATAGACAACCGCCTTATCATGGTCGGGATATGCTTCAAGCGTTGCTCCGCTGTCAATAATATCATCAATGATAAGGCTATCATCTGCAAGCTGCATTGAAATCGGGATGTCCAGCACTCCACTCAATCGGATTGCCGGATAATAGCCGCCTCGTGGGATAGGATAGAGAGATGAATACTTTTTCCCTTTGTTTATTATAACTGTTGCGAGAGCTGCAATAGCATTGTCATATTGTGCAAAATCTATCTTCTCCATATCATCTGACTTTTAAGATTTTCTGTGTCTGCAATGACAGGTGCCATTGCGGATGCGCAAGGATATACTCAACGCATTTCTGCGTTATCTTCTCATTCTCTTCAATATCTCCCACGTCACAAGGTTGCAGGAAGTATAGTTTCGCTTTGAGCGACAAGAACTTTTCAGGGTCGGTCTTACCGTCAAATACGACTTTCACTTCATCAATGCGCTCTTGCTTAACCTCTGCATTCTTGCAATAATCGCTTTTCGGCGAGCAAGTCACCCAATCAATGCAGGTGCAGGGCATATTCTTGGTGCCGTTGGTCTCGACCTGGATAAAGTAGCCGTTAGCTTTGAAATAGTGCAGCGTTTCTGCGTCAAGCTGCAATGATGGCTCTCCGCCGGTGAAAACGATATGCTTTGATGTAAATCCTTCGATTTGCCGCAAGATTTCTTCTTTGGTAAGCTCTTTATAAGGCTGATGATTTGTATCGCAAAATCCGCAATGCAAATTGCATCCTGAAAGGCGTATGAAGATAGCCGCCGAGCCTGAATAAGCTCCCTCGCCCTGTAAGGAGTAGAATATCTCGTTTACCCTCATGCTTCTTCCTCCTCATCCTTTGAGCTATCCACACGATAGATAGCTACGTTTCCGCTGCTTTCCTGCACCTTTGCCTTATAACATTCAGGGATTTGGTCTGTAATCCATTTTGCGATGTTCTCGGCGGTGGGATTGAAAGGCAACAGCTTGTTGAGGTTGCCATGGTCGAGATAGCCGTGTATCTTGTCTTTGATATGCTTGAAATCGCAAACCATACCGTCCTTGTTCAGCTCTTTTGCCTTGCAATAGACGGTCACAATCCAATTATGACCGTGCCAGTTCTCACATTTGCTTTTATAAGAGAGAGTGAGGCGGTGAGAGCCTGCAATCTCCATAGTCTTTGAAACGTAATACATAGTGATGCTTATTTAATCCGTTAATCCTCATACTCTGTCGGGTCATCAATCCCGGCTTCTCTGAAAGCCTCTTTGCGCTCTACGCAAGTGCCGCATTTGCCGCAATGCTTTTCTCCGCCCTTGTAGCATGAATAGGTTTTTGAATAATCAATGCCGAGCTTCTTGCCGATTTTAGCGACTTCGGTTTTCGTAATATCGGTGTAAGGGGCATTAATAGAGATATGCTGATATGTTCCTCTCTCCATAGCTGCATTCATGTGGGCGATGAAATTTGCCCGGCAGTCTGGATAGATTGAATGGTCGCCGAAATGATTTGCAATGCACACATGCTTCAATCCTCTGCTTTCAGCCAGCCCACAAGCGATTGACAGCATGATGCCGTTGCGGAAAGGCACAACGGTTGATTTCATGTTCTCGGCTGCATAATGACCTTCCGGCACGGCATCCGCTCCCTCCAAAAGTGAAGATTTGAAATACTGATGAATGAAATCGAGCGGTATGATGATATGCTCGATGCCGAGCTTTCGGCAATGATAGGCAGCGCATTCGGCTTCTCTTTTGTTGTGATTGCTTCCATAGTCGAACGTGACGGCAAGAGCAATCTCCTTTGCTTTGTCGTAAAGCAATGTCACGCTATCCATGCCGCCTGATAAAATGATTAAAGACTTCTTTTCTTCCATATCTTGAAATTTATAAAATGATAGACTTATAGATTTTTCTCTGCATAAGCACTGAACTTTACCCATTCATTGAAATTGTTGACCGCACCCTCTCTTGCTTTGAGACGGCATTTGCCGGTCCCGTTGATTTGCTCCATAAGTCCGGTTTTAGGATTGAACTTATAGAGATAGCCGCCTCGATTGCCGTAAAGCCATGCGGTGCTATCCACGCTGTCAAATCGGTATTTTTTCAGATTGGCGACTGTGGTATATCCCAGTCCGTGTATTTTCGCTCCATGCTCATGTGCGGTCTTGATGAACCACGGAAAGCCTTGCTCATACAGCTTTCTCGGTATCTCTTTCGTCACGATGCCTCCAATCGCAACATAAGGATAGTTCTCGCACATCTTGATGAAATAATCTTTGCCTCTGTTCTTGTGCCATACAGGGATAGGCTTCTTTCCTGTCAGCTTTTCGAGCTTGAAACGCAATCTCTCCACTTCGGCGAGACCGACAACGCTGTCAATATCAAGCTCAAAGAACAGCTTTACATCAAAGCGATTGATGAATGCTGCATAATCCTCTACATACTTATCCCAATCGACCTTTCCCTGATGCGTACCCTGCATAAAAGTGAAAGCTCCGCTATCCAAAAGGAATGAGCCGAAATGACGGACAATCGTCATGAACTCCTCATTTTTCCGTAGATAGTAGTAGCTTTCAAGTATATTGATATTTGCCAGAGCGTTCTCGCCCATGAAAAAGGCATCCGAACTGAAAAGCGTCTCTCGCAATATCTTCTTTTTGTTGTTGTCGCCTGCCAAATAGAGTCTCATATCGCTTGTTTCTGAACCGTCCAAAAAAGACTTCATCAGCCCTATCACCTCATCATTTTTTCGAGGCGAGGACTGATATACTTTCATAACCTTTGACCAAAAATCACGTAGGTTTCCGCTAATACCGCCAGCAAGATATATATTCATCAAATCACGTTTTAAGTCATTGTCTGGAACTTTCTCCGCATAATAATTGAATGCCTCATACAGCCATGGGCGGCCTTTCAATATCGGATAAAGGCAGATATACAGATACCTTACTCCCGAATATGAAGCATTGTTATTATTGCTGCTTAGAAATACTTTCATCGCTTCTCCTATCAAATTTACCCCCCCCTCAAAGTGGTAGTCATTTCAACTTGGCAGACCTTTTCAATTCTATCAAGTATCACATGACCGATTATCTCTTTGAGAAAGTCGTTTGAGTAATGCCCAGAGAGAAAGATTTTCATTTTACTTTACCTTGACTGCCGGATAATCCTGCAAAGCATCCTCAATGATAGACTTGATATTATCCTTGTCATCGGCAAGCTCATGCGGAATGTGGACGGTAATCTTATCCTCTTTCTCCTTTTCCTGCTCATCCTCGACCTTGTCAAAGAACTCATCAGGATTTATCTCGCTCTCCATGATAGGCAAATCAACGCCCCAGTCGGTAAGCTGCTCGGCATCCCATTCATTGGCGAGCAAATCCCAATCCCATTTACCGAAGCCGCTGTTGTCAAGAATAGTATAGGCTTTGAGCTGTTCAACGGTCGCTTCTTTCGGTATGATGATGCAAGGAGCTGTCGTAAATCCCAGTTCCTGCATAGCCTGATACCTCATGTTGCCGCCGATGATTACATATTTCTCGCCGAAAGGATATACAAGCAATCCCCGTAGTTTCAGCATTTCGGGATATTCCTGCAAATCCTTTTTCAGCTTATCCATCTTATCCTTTGTGATGCTTCGAGGATTGCACGGCAGACCATCAATCTGCCCCGTATTCATTTCGAGCCGGTCAAGACCAACCGTTACGAAAGCGGTATCTATATTCCTGCTTTTGTTTTCGCTTTCTTCCATTATTCTGTGATTTTTAGCTTTTTATTCCCGACAAAAGTAATAAAAATCGTGCCTAATAAGCACGATTTTAGAGAAAAAATTATATTATCACCTCAAATAACCGTTCACTTCTGACATAAACTCATCAAAAGAATGGCAGAGTGCGTATTTATATCCGGCCCATTCGACTTTCCTTTGCCATATCTTTTGTGACGGCTGCTGCTTGCCTTTCGGTGATTTCATTTCAATGCAAAGACCATGATAATGCTTTGCCGGAAACAAAAGCAACAGGTCTGAAACACCTCTTGTCGTTCCCTCTGCTTTCATTATCTGTGCTTCTACCTTTCGCCTTGCTCCACCGTTCGGGACTGCAAAGAGCAACAGGGCGAGTTGGGGATATTGAAGCCTGAACCATTCAACGCATGTCTGCTGAATTACGCTCTCTAAATGTCTCATATCCGTTAAAATGGCAAATCGTCATCCTCCTTTTTATAAGCATTCGGAATACTCGGACTTTGAGCCTGCATTGTCTGATGCTGACCTCCTCCCTGATTGTTGTCGGCTTTCCGGTCGAGCATCTGCATTATGTCGCCCTCAATCTCCGTGATATATCTCTTTATCCCGTTTTTATCCTCGTAAGACCTCGTTCTCATTTTCCCCTGCACAAATATGCTGCTGCCTTTATGCAGGAACTTTTCTGCAACCTCCGCGAGCTTTCCCCATAAAACGACATTATGCCATTCGGTACGGTCTGGATATGCGGTGCCGTTCTGTGCCGTATAGCCTTTTTCGGTTGTCGCCACAGCAAAGCTCGCAACCTTTCTTCCGCTTTGCGTAGTGCTTACTTTCGGCTCATCACCGACAAATCCGATAATCGTTGCTTGATTTATTGACGCCATATATTCGTAGTTAATTATTTATCGTTTATTGTATATTATATATCTACTTATTTGTTAGTAATAGGGCTTAGTATTTGAAGTCGGTAAATTGGATGATGCAGCCTTTGAATATCGCTTGGCTGTCGGGTCTCTTTCCGAAGAACCACTCTTTGAAATCCTTGATGCCCAGTCCGTCATTCCTTGCAATCTTTTCGCACATTTCAGGGCTGAAATATACGCCGTCAACGATAGCTGACACCACATCATTATCCGGGTGGTAGCTTATCTGTATGCGCTGCACCGTGATAGGCGTTCTGATTTGCGCAATCTCGACTTGTTTAGAGTGATACGGTCTGCCTGACCATTGGCGCACGGACAGATAATAATTCCCTGTGCGCATCTTTTCTTCATTGACCTTCCATAGGTCATAGTTCGCTCTGATTGTATGCCGCTTTGTTCCGGCGTTCAAAAGCTCCGCAAAATTAGTCGGCTGGCCCTCTCTGCTATGCTTAACAGGAAAGCGTTTTGATAAAGTGATGATTATTTTCTTCTTTGCCATATTTCTTTTTTCGTTTATAGTTGAACAATAGCCGTATTCGCACGGAAACAGCGTTATTTCGCATTATCTTTTCATTCCCTTAGTGGTAATCGGTTCTGAAAGGATTTGAGCGGATACGCATCCAAAACGGCTTTTTCTGATAATCTTTTCTCGGATGCAGCTTCTCGACATAAGGAGGATAATCCTCTTTACCGTCTTCGATGATAGGCATATCAATGTATTCTTCTTTACACTGAATAAGATATTCCATATCATCATAGCATTCTATATCCGACCTCGTAATATCTTCGTTGGTCACCATGATTTCACTGTTTGAATAAGTCTCTTTGTTCAGGCGTTTTTACCTCTTTCCCGGTAATACGCTGAACTCGCTCTATCTCATCGTCAATCTCTTTTTCGAGTGCTTTGCTCTGCCTCAATGCAGAAGAGGAGCGAGTGCGGAAGTAATCTTTCTGATACCTCCGCATCAACGCAACCTTATCAAAGAATTTTTCAGCGTTCATCGGCATCCAATTCAGGTCTGGCATCCAATTCTGCTTTATAGACATCCATTATCGGAGTTTCAGCGATTGATGCAATCTGATAGTCAGCCATCGTTCCTTTCATGCCCTCATCAAAATGTTTCAATGCTGAATGCAGGTCTGACGCTTGCACGAGCATATAAGAAGCGGTCTTTTTCTCCTGCATGGTCTTTTCGTTGATTGCTATAAACAGCACCTTTACCTTGAACCATTTGTCGGCACTATCGCTGTCGTTCCAGAAAATTTCGGTGATGTTGCTTTTCTTGACCGCCGAAACCGTGAACTCGCCGGTCATAAACGGCTCAATTTCTTTGATGATACGGCTCTCGGCTTCGGTAAAGCTCAACGCATCCACCAAATACGGCTCTGTCACTTTCTTTTGCAGACCGTTTTCCATTGTTTTCTCATACTTGACTTTCGTCTCAATCCATTGTGTCATAATCTTTAAGTTTTAATTGTTATACAAATAGTTTTCTTTGGATATGCCTCAATACCTTTGTCTTGGCGGCATTGCAGAAATCCCTGTTTACTTCAAATCCATAAGCCTTTCGTTCGAGATTGGCGGCAGCAAGCAAGGTCGTACCGCTACCGGCACACGGGTCTATTACCACATCGCCCTTATCGGTGAAAATCTGTATTATCTGCTCCAATAGAGGCACCGGCTTTTGAGTGGGATGCACTTTGGGAGTGTCATTGTCTCTTTTCCACTCAAAGCAATTGAATATCATGTGGCCGAAATTATTGAACTTGGGCAGCTTATCCCGATACAGGACCAGCCCATATTCACAATTTCCTACAATCTTCATATTCGCTTTCAGGACTTGTGCCGAGAACTCTTTTCTGAATACGAGATTGATATAATGGTTCAGCCCGTATTTCTGCCCGAGCCTGATAAACTCAAACTGTTGCTCGAACTCACAGAACAGCACCATGCAGGGAGATTTGCCCGATTGCTTCGGCTCTTTGATGAGCATCTTTGAACAGAAGTGCATAAACTCCGCCGGGCGGAACTCGCTGTCAGATGAAAAGAACTGCTTTCCTGCCTTATCGCTCTCACCGTTCTTGTTGTCGCCATCCACATACCACGCCGGATTGCTTGCGTATGCGTTCTTGCCGAGGACGTAAGGCACATCGGTAAGGATGAGTTGGGCTTTCGGTATCTGATAGCTTTTGTAGTTCTGAAAGCTGTCGTTAAATAGATATATCTCATTCATAGTATATCGAAATCTATCTTCTTAATATCATTTACTATCACATTCATAGATAGCTTGACATTGTTATCTGAATAATTGAATTTCCCGACCTCTCCGGCAAAGGCTTCCATGCAGTGGTACAGGGCATCCATTATCGGCATCCTTACAGCCGGATTTGACTTGCCGAGCCGTGATGCAATCAATTTATCCATGCGCTTGTTATGCTCATCAACCAATCGTATCATCAGTATGGAGATTATGGCGAATGAGCGCAAATCATCATAGGGCCAGTTAGGCATCTTGCGTTTGAACTCTTGGTTTACGGAGAAGTATAATATCGTGAAATCCTTTTGGAACTCCGCAATAAACCGCTCTGTCTCGCTTTCGATATGCTTTTGATGGCGATAATCGAGGTCTTTCGCAATTTCTCTTTCATATTCCGTCCGCAAAGCTCTTATCTGCCGGGTGATTTTCTTCAATAGCTCCACACGATAATCCACGCTCTTTTGCACCGCTTTCAAAGCATAAATCCATGCGATATGGTTCAGGATAAGGGGGACAAAAGCTATATTGACCTGTTCATCGACCGTGAACTCTGAAATCAGCTTTGATGTATCTTCGGCAACCTCTTTCTTGAACTGCTCTTCACGCAACGTCTCAATGGTGATTGCTTTCCAGCCGAACTTTGCTGTGCTGACACGCAATACAGCTTTCTTTCTTGTCGGATGCACCACTTCAATGACCGGCGTTCCGTCCTGCAATGCCGCAATATCCTTTACGACAAAGCGTTTTCCTATTTGCAGGAGAGGAGAGACCTTATCGCTGCATTTCCGGGCGGTAATTTCAATCCAATCTCCTGCTTTCGGCATTGCTATTTTCTTACTGCTCATGGCTGCTCAATTCAAAGAGATGAAAACAATTCTGATGAAAGTTCACGAACTCTTTACGGGACGGAAAGATTTGCGCCACCTGCATATTGTCAGGCATGAACTTGTATCGTATCTCTTTCAGCTCATAATATCCGAGAGTATGCTTTGCAGCAACGGACAGATGCCAGTTCCCCAGCTCTTTGTTTATGAATATCTCCTTGCCTTTATAGCGGTAAAAGCCTGTTTCATAAACTCCAAATTCATCTTCTTTATGCTCCTCTACAAATACAATCGGGAGCTTTGCAAAAGACAGCGGTAACGGCTGCTTGTATTTCTTTAATTCTTCGTTAGTCATTGTCAAATTGAAATTTATAATGTTCACAATTTTGCGTTGCGTCAATCATCGGTCTGTCGCAACGTGCCACAATATCCCTGAAAGAGGCTTTACGCCTGATTTTATTCGGAGCATACATTTTCGCATTGTCTATTTTGCAGACGAAATCGACTATCCTCTGCCTGTCATCGGAGCAATCAGGATTATGGCAATCACCCATGTAGTTGTAGCTGCAATAGTTACACCTGCTTCCCTCATCATCTAAACTCTCGACCATCTCACAATGGATGCAAGATGCACAGAGCAACTGATTATGCGGATTTTTCTTGCAATACTTTTCATGCGAGTAGATGCCAGCTGCGCTTTTGGAAATCTTGCTGCAATATGAGCATTGAAAGACGGTTTGGTTTTCGAGCTTTTTCATTATTCGTCTCCTTTCATCGGCAGCCATTCGACTAAATAGCCTTGCTTTATCATATATTCGCGATATTGTTCATCCCACATCCGTTCACGTCTAATACTTTGTGTATCTCCAAATTTCATGTGGCAGAAAATAGGCACCTGTATCGGCGGCAGGCAATCAGCAACTTTTATCCATTTGCCATTGTTTCCGATGACCGTTATTTCCTCCGGCTTATTAGGAAACCAATAGCTTGCATTTTCAACAAAAATGCAATGCCCATATTTCCAAAGCTCGTTATCCTTGCTGATAGCAAATACTTCATACGGGCCGAATATGCAACCAGCCTCATTGGTGAACATCACTTTATCGCCGACCTGTATATCATTTTCGGTCTGCATTATTTCTGATAATCTCGACACGCATTCCATTTTGCGGTTTTCGAGCCATTCTTTTATTTCTCTTTTCATAAGTCAAATACAATGTTAAATGGTTGATTTCTTAATGTCGGGCGTTTGCTCACGACAAAATCATGAAGCTCTTTTTCATCAATCGGAAAGAGAGGACAGTATCGGTATCGGAGAGTGCAGACGAACCGGTCACCCAGCATTATATCAATGAACAGGGTCTTCATGTCCGACCTCCTTTCATTCGTCCTAAAAATGATAAATGCAACACATCGTAATGCTGAACAATTACAGCAAACTCCAGCATAGCGTTACCGTCTGCAAGGTCATTGCAGCGCAACACAGCATAGCTTTCCCCTGATTGCGTTTGATAGGCATCCAATTCAATCGCACCGATAATGCGGTCATCATCGCTGTTTGCAAAGAAGCTATCAAGGCTTTTGATGATGTGATTTTTCAAGTAATCATCACTAAATGCAGATGCAATCTTATCTTGTTTTCTTAATGCGTATCTCATACTCAAAACAGGGTTAATTGAAATGGTTGTTTATTTCTTTTCGCTATGGTGCGTGCGTATCGTGAGCATATAGCCTTATAAGGGCAGTTGCCGTTTTTCGCGGCGAGAAAACGGGCGTGGCTTGCCTCCCACGATTTATCCTCTTCGTGACCGGAAAACAGCCAAAAGTCCATGCAGTTCCATACCCTGTTATCAAGCCCCTGTTCCTCATCCACGAGCTCGACAAGTCCGTTACTCTTTGGTCTGCTCATCATTGCTTCCTTTCATTTTAGCGATTATTGCATCCGCTGAACCGACACAGGTATCAGCAAGCTCTTTTAATGTTAATTCAGCATCAGGAGCTGATAAAATTCCATAGAGGCATGTCTTCACAAGCTCAAATCTGCGAGCCTCCCAATCAATCTTTTTCTCTATTGAGAAATCAAGATAATCACCTGAAACGATGCGTCCGTCTGGCAGACGATAGGTCGATACCTCTTTGCCATTAGTCTTATTGCATATCGCTACATCGACAATCTCATCAGTATCTTTAATCCTGGCTTTTATGGTCGGCTTTGTTTTCTCTGCTTTGCGAGATAATCTTGTACGCTCTGCCACACAAGCCTTGCATCTGTGAGGATAGGATTTTGAGAACTCATTTACAGGCTTATATTCTCCGCATATCTCGCACTTTTTTGTTTGCATTATATTTTGTTTCATCACTTTGCTATTTTAACCGGTGTCATATCAAAATCCCAATCAAGAACATTCGGGACGGAGGCGTGTATCTCTCCGCATCTCATTCCGCAATCTTCTCTCACAATCTTCAATGCTTCATCTTTCGATGTGGCATACACTCTGAAACTGCCCTCAAAGACAAATTTTGTCCTGACCACATAATCCCGGCGTTTCGGGATAAAGCCCTGCATTTCTGTGAGCTTTGTTTTCAATGCCCGTAGCGTTTTCCTGATACGGGTTTTTTCTTTTGTGTCATTGCAGCTATCCAATTTGCTTTTCAGCTCTGCAATACGCTGTCTGACCGCTTCAATCTTAATTTTTATCTCCATTGTCGTTGAACTTTTATTGTTTTTGCTTTGTTTCCTGCTCGCTGACGCATTTTCTCATCGAAGATGATTGTTTGGTCACAAGCGATGGAAAAATGCGCTCAAATCGCTTTATTTGCGATAAGTTGTATTTCCGAAGATTATCACCTCCAACATCTCATTGAACCGGTCGGCAATCCTATCTCCGTATTTCTTTCTGACCTCATCCGCTTTGAGATTGGTCGTGATGAACGTGAATAGCTGATTATTGTATCGGTATTCCAACAGGTCAATCACGGGATTTAGCACATTTCCGAAGTCTATCACTTCCGTTGCTTCTCTGCCCATATCTTCAATGCCGAGCATCTGGGTGGAGCGTATTTCATGAAAAGACCTCGGCTCTTTTGCGTAGGCTGCTATCTCCTTTGCGTCAATGACACGGATGCCTTTCCGCTCTCCGAAAGCTCCGCAATCCGATAGCCAGTTCATCGCTGAACGGAACGCATACAGCAAAGTCGTTTTACCGTTTCCACAGATGCCGCAAAGCATCACTCCGAATTTGCTATTGTCTGCGGTGAGAAATGCAGCCAGCTTCCGGCAGTTCTCTTTTGTCCGCTCATCTGCAATGAAAGCCCGATGCCTGTATTCGACCTCTGCCTTGTATGCAGCTAAAAGGACATCCGTTGCCTGCTCTTCGGTCATTGCCCATCTAAAACGAGGTTGAGTAATCTTCCTCCCCAGTAGCCGCGACTTCAAGGCTTCCACGTCTATTTTCTGATTTTTGCTGAAAATTTCCATATCGCTCTTTTTCTCGTTTCTGCCACGTTGCGATTGCAGCGTGCCAATTTTTCATTTTGTTTCTGCCGACCATCCAACCTTTGCTTTCATAGAAATTCACGAATTGCTCGGCATCGACCGTATATCCTTTTTCTTGAACATAAGATTTTACATCTTCAAGAGAGGGAGGGAGGAAACGGGAGTTTCCTCCTTTCTCTTTACTCTCTTTATTATTTTCTTTATTCTTATTATTCTTAATAGGCAGACCACTTTCTATATCATTCTGCATACCATTCTGCGTACCATTCTGTATATCATTATTTTGCGCACTATCTTTGTAACTGTCTGAAAATAAATCATTTCCAACGGTTTTCTGCGTACCATTCTGCATACCAAGCGATGAGCCGTTCTGCATACCATTCTGCATACCACGTTTTTCATCGCTGTTTTGATACCTCTCATAGTTCACTATCGTAATGATATTCACAATATTAGACCGCTTTATGGTGATGCGCTCATCCCTGATGAACTCTTGCAGACGCTTCTGGACGGTTGTCTTTGATATTTTCCAACGCCTGCTCAAATCCTCGATTGAGATTGCTATCTGCCCACGTTTCACGACTACTCTATTTCCACGGATATAAAAGATTTTCTCGCTTTGCCACTCTGCAAGGAGCAACAAGTCTATCCAGCACATCGGGCGACAGAATTTCTCACCGAAATATCCGTCTGTCTCCATGATACGCCGATTTATCTTTATCCATCCGTTCATCATCAAGTAATCAGCAAATGAAATCTACCCAAATATCAATGAACTGCTGGCCGCAATAAACTGCCAGCTCTTCTGATTTGAAGGCAAGCCGAGACCCGTAATACGTGTTCGAGTTCGAGGATGCGTTATTCGCGTTCGCATAGGCGAGACCGCCATTCGCATTCGCATGGATGCTCGCACGACCAACGACACGGCTTCTTTCTTCCTCATCCATTTCTTCAAGCTCTTTCTTTGTGTAGATATAGAACCAAGGAAAGTATCGCCATTCATCATCTGTAAATTGTGGCTCCCATCCCTCGTTGAGTGCGGCGGCGATGATGCGGAGTTTCAGATATGCTGTTATATCCTTGCATCCGGCATATTCAATACGCATCCATTCACGATATGCGCGTACATACTGATGCTCTTCTCCCAACTCACGGCAAGCGTCCTCAAACGTCTTGATGCGTTCTCTCACATCTTGTGGCTTGAATATCTTTTCTCCGAATAGAGCTTCAAGAACTTTCATCGTACTATCTGCTCCGGCCTCTTTCGCTGTATTATAAGCTGCGAGGATGTTCTCTTTCTTAATTTCAATTGTTTCGTTGTTCATTTTCTATCTTTTCTAATCGTTTGACAATCTTTTTCGTTAATCTCACGGCATTATTCAGCCGTAATTTCGTCTGCACCGCTTCATCATTCATATTGTCGAGGATGAGCGGCAAAGTGCGCAATAAGGTTTGCACAATATCATTGGGTATAATTCTCATAATCAATACGGCTCTTTGTTCAAATTGATTTCCATGCCTGATTTAGCGATATAGACAGGCTTTCCCGATGCTTCCTGCACCTCCCTTTGGAATTGCCCGGCATCGCTGTTATTGCCGCTCAAATGCAGCAATATCACCTCATTTACAGATGACAGGTCATTTGCTCGCAATATCTCTTTCGTGGTCTGCAATTCCATGTGCGAATGGAGTAGCCTATCACGCATTGAGACAGGGACAATGCCGTTGTCAATGTTGTATTGTAGGATTTCGTCAGCATAATTCGCTTCAAGCATTATATGATTGAGCTTTGGCAGCTTGTATTCAAGCATCATCGTATCGGTGATGAAAATCAGCTTACCCATTTCCTCATGCTCGATAAGGTAGCCGACGCACGGCACATCATGCACGACAGGCAAAGGCAATATCTTGAACCCACCGACCTTATATCCGTGCATCGGCTCAATCTCTTTGCAGAAAGGATTATTGATGCCTTGATGATTGAAAACATCAGGCAATGCAAGAACCTTGATACCACACCTTAAAACCTCTTTGATATATTTGGCATGGTCTTGATGCTCGTGGCTCACTATACAGCCTTTGATGTTGCTGATTTTGAATTTCAGAGCTTTTTTTATCTCTGACATAGAAATCCCTGCCTCGATTATCAAAACTTCGTCAGAAAGCGAGGAACGCAGGATATAGCAATTTCCAGCCGATGAGCTGCCCAAACATTTCAAGACCATAGCCAAACATTTTCAAGATTAGTAATCAGGACCATTCGGAGAGGCCGGTGCTGCTTCGGAAACATTCTGCTTTATTTCTCCTGTCTCGGTATCGACTTCCTCATAGACGACATTATCAGCAATGCTCTTCTTGTTAGCTGCATCGGAAATCTGTTCGTTGCGGTCGGCAAAATCCGCTCCCTCCATATCGCCGAAGATTGCGCTCTGCATTTCGACAGACAGATAGCCGTATTTCGACAGCAACCGGCGGATGACCGTCTTTAGTGCCATGTCATTGAAATTGCCCTCCCAACCGACTTTATTAGCTACGATGCCGTTATTGGCTTTGGCGATAAGCTGCTCAACCGTGGTCTTGTAGCTGATTGACGGAGCATAGCGTTTCGCATACTTCGCCATATCCTCGACCGTGACATAAAGCGTCTTTGAAAAGCCATTCAAAAGCTCGAAATAACAGAAATAGCCAACAATCTTGTCGCTCTTCTTTTCGCCGTCAAATGCAATCTCTCCCGTGAGCTTGTTGACCTTTCTCAACTCGCCCTCGTAAACGAAATCTGCATTGATAGTCTTATACTGCCCTGTACGCATTGCAAGCTGGATATATCCTTTATATCCGGGCACGAATGTCGGTGTCGGCACTTTGTCATATATCGGCTTATGCGTATTAGGGTCAATGACATCATTGCCATTTTCATCAACACGTTTCACGCTGATGTTATAGACCACGATATAAGCGAAGCCGAGAGCCTTATTGAGAGGCAGCCTTAATGTAGCTGCCCTCAATGCCTCACAAACCAAAGCGTTGGTATTACACATCTGCAATGCCTTATCACCGTTGTAAAGGTCGATGAGCGATGCGACAAAAGCATCCTTATGTTCGCCCAGTGCGTTTTTGAACTGCTGCTGAACGCTCTCTGCTTTCAGAACTGCCGCAAATTGAACGGAGTTCGATTTCTGTAATTGATTATTAGCCATGATTTGAAATTTTATTTATCCTTAAATGTGTCCCAGAGTGATTTCAGTGTAGCCAGTTTCAAGCCCTCTTTGAATAGGAATTTTGTCGAATCTTGTCTTGCAAACTCGGCGATTGATTTTATAATCTCGCCTCCAACTCCAGCGACCGCAACGATTTGTGCGGTATCAGGATTTTCACCTTCTTTGGGTGTCTCTGCTGCAAGAATGACGATACCACGTTTCGCATTCTCTGAATCACATTCTTTCTGCATCTCTTTTGCGAAGTCATTTACTTTCTTCAAAAACTCGCTTTTCAATTCTGTTGTTTCCATTTTTTAATTGAATAAATTACGTTGAACATTATTGTTGATAATAAGATTTTCATCAAAGGTCACGACAAGGCGTATCTGCTGCGATGCTGTGTCAAGCAACTTGTTTACGCTTTCTGCATTATCACAGAAGATAGGAGCGGTGATGCCCTCAAACCGGCATATAGCATTGATGATGTCCAGACCGGCGTTCACTTTCTTGGCATCGTTGAGGTCAGGATAAGGGATGCCGTCAACGGTAGCGATACAGGTCTCGGCCTCTCCGCCATTTATCTGCTTCTCATACATCTTGAACTTTACGAGAGAGAACATCCCATTGATGCGCTTATCCACCGCTTCAACCCTCGCTTTCGTAAACTCTGCAATGGTGAACTCGATGCCCTCCAATTCGGCAAGCTCTTCCGATTGCGTGCGCAACTGCTTTTCAAGCTCTGCAATTCGGGCATTGTTCCGCTCGATTGTCTCTTTATTTGAGAGCTTTGATTTGAGTGCATCAATCTCATCTTCAATCTCCCGGCATTTATTTTTGATGTCAGAATTATCGGCCATTTCGATAGGCTTCTGCATTTCGGCTTCCAGCTCTGCAATCTTTCGTGAAAGTTCTTTCCATTTTTCGTCAGCTTCAATGCTCGGCGTTGCATCCGGGCAAGACAATTCGGCTGTATATTCTTTGGATGATTTCAACGTCTCGATTTCGGACTTTTTGGCTGTAATATCATCTTCCGTTTGCTTGATAGATATTTCCAGCTCTTTCATCCGATTTGTATTATCTTTACCGACCTTGCTATTTTCTGCAAGTCTGTCAGATTTCCGTTTATTGAAACGCTGCATCATTTCTCGCTGCTTTGTTTCTATCTCATCAGGTTCAAACGGTCTGTGGCAGGTAGGGCAGCGAAAATCATCCTCATTAAATTGCAATGTCTCGGCATTGATTTCTTTCCATTCGCCAATCAGCTTTTCACGATAGGATTTGCAGCTCTCCAAAGTCTTTCTGTCTCGTGCGAGCTGTTCTTCACTATGCTCTGCCTCACGTGACAAGTCGGCTATCTTAAACACAATCTCTTGCTTGTCTTGCAATGCTTTATTGTATTCCGCCTGTACCTCGTTCTTGATTTTATTTTCAAGTGACCACTTTTCCTGCGTAAGGTCAGCAAGTGTCTTTGCTTTTTTCATCCGTTCATTATTGGCAGCGGTATAGGCTTGTGACGCATCGGAGATTTGTGTTTCGTATGCTTCTTTTTGCTGTCTCTTCTCATCAATGGAGGCTTTGATTGCATCCCAGTCCGATGTTTCGGGCATATCTCTCTTTCGCTCATCTATGCGGTCAGGGATAGTGTCAATTTCGGCTTTGAGCCGCTTTTTCTTTGCTGCAATCTCTTTCTTGTATTCTTCAAGAGATTTTCCCGTGAGCTTATCGAGCAATGCTTTGAAATCATCATTGCCTGCTGCAATCTCTTCATCGGAGATATTTCCTGCCATACGGAAGAGCATTGCTCTCTGAACATCGGTCTTTTGCGAGCTGAAATAAAGAGGATTGGTGATGAACTTGAAGACCTGCTCGGTACAGATATTGTCTATCTTCTCGCTCCATTCCTTTACAGAGCAAGGAACATCATTATAAAGACGCTCTTCTGTATGCCCTGTGAACTCTTCAACGGCAGAGCCTCTCTTCTTCTGCCATTTCTCGACCAACCGGCGGCAAAGAGTGATTTCCTCACCGTTGACCAGCAAGACCGCCGATACCTCGTGCGGCAATTTTTCTATGACATTGCCGTCTGCATCTTTCGTTTTGATGCCAAAGTCTTTCTTATCCTCGCTGTTCTTACCGAACAAAAGCCAGGTGAAAGCGTCAAAGATTGTAGTCTTTCCAGAGCCATTGCGACCTTGAATTGTCGTGATATGCTCGTTGAACTCAATCGAATAATCCTTGAACGACTTAAAATTTATAAGCCGCATTCTTTTGATAATGACATTCTTCATTGCACGTTGATTATTGAATTATTAAAATTTAGGATGCGTTGATGTATAGGTCATCGCCTTGCTCTCAATCTCATCATTTGTCGGGATGCGGTGGCGTAATTGCCATTCCTCGATTTCTGATTTTTTGAAATAGGTGATGCGCCCTTGCTTGTAGTGCGGTATGTTCCGTTCACTGACAAGATGCCTTATCCGGCTCTCTGAAAGATTGAGCATCAATGCGACCTCTTTTGTGTCAAGCACGGTCTTTGAGCCAAGCATCACAAGGCGTTCAATCCTTTCTAATCTTTCTTCTACTCCCATAAGTCGTCCTCCTCATCTTTTGTGATTTCGTCAAACTCTGGTATAAGGTTTCTTTTGCTCCAATATCCGACAAGTTTGCATACGATGTAGCCAGCTCCGAAGCCTATAACCTTTGAAAAAATCAAGTCGCCTAACCATGTCGGGCTATTATCGTCAGGCACGCCGAAAATCCCGACCGTTGCGACAAATCCCAATAGGAACAATACATAGTATCGCCAGTTCAACAATGCTTTCATATAGCTAAAATTTTTGCTCCGAATGGAGTATTGATAATCTTACCGTCATAGATGCGTTGCCCTCTACGGATGCCTGCTGCTCACCTGTCTCATTCTGCTTTTTGAAAAGCTCGATGAAATAATCTGCAACTTCATCGGGTACGTCAAATGTTATCATCTTGCGGCTTTTATTGCCGTAAGCCGATGTTATCCTCAATTTCTTCATATAGCTTGCGCCTCCTCTCGCTTCGGAAACAGGGTAGCCATATCGACATCATACTTTTCTGCAATCAAGCTCTGTGCAAGCTCATCCGGCACCTGTTTGCCCATCGTCCACATCTTGACCGTGTTGTACGAACGATGCGTCAATGCTGCTATTTCAGCGATAAACGACTGAGCCGGAGTAGGTTTGCTTTTCGCTTCTTGATACAGCTCAACAAAACTTTTCTGTCTCATATTTTTTAATTATTACATTATTAAATTCGCTTATTAGGCACTATTTTATTATATTTGCGCACTTGTTTTCAAGTAATGCGGCAATATCTTTTCGGTATTGCTCTGCAAAGATAGAACAATTCTCTGAAATATCAAAGCAATTCTCTGAGAATGTTCTGATGTTAAAATTATTTAAGACTTGAACGTATGGATAAAACAGTGAAAGATAGAACGATAGAGTTTATCAAATATAAAGGGATTACTATGAAGTCCTTTGAAGTAAAATGCGGCTTATCTACTGGATACGTCACTTCAATGCGGAAAGGATTTGGCTCTGACAAGTTGAACAATGTTCTGATGGCATTCCCTGAACTAAACAGAGATTGGCTATTATACGGCGAGGGTGAGATGCTGAAAAGCAGTGTATCTCAAACGTCTCACGGGGATAATTCTCCGAACATTGCAGGCAATGGAAATAACGTCAATAGCTCGCCAACGCTTGACAAAGCTATTGATGAGATTGCCGAACAACGGAAACTTGTTGCAAAATCACAAGAGCAAATCGACCGATTAATAGCTATTATAGAAAGGATGCAAGGCGTATGAATAAGTATTATAGAAATATGATAGATTTGCTCAAACAGCAAATATCATCAGGCAAGGTGAATGATAATGAGGTTTCGGCTCTTTTGCTTGCATTAGGCAAAGAGATTGACCGATGCAAAGTATATAACAAGCCGAATGCAGAACTTGAAAGTCTTTACGAAGATGCCCTTTGGCTGAAATATTATATATAAGATTATAACATGAAACATTTAGCGATATTTATTTTTACTTCGTGCATGATTATATTATCATCATGCGTAGGAACGGAAGAAAGCAAGCCTTTCGTGGTAGAATATGCAAACCGTCTGATAGAGCAATATCCTAACTTCGCATCCAATGAGATTGCGAAAAAGGCAGTAACGGACTCTATCTATAATCATGCCATGTCATTTGTCGGCAAACAAGCAAATGACCTTAATGGCATTGAATTTAAGTTTGAAAGACTTATCGAGGGGCAAAATGGCTATTGTGCGGTATTTACCGCTTCCCGATATACTGATATTGAAAATCCAATCAATAATGGAGATAAGTATTTAGGAGCGACTATCAATATAGCCGCTTTCGGAAATATAAGCGATGAGGTAGCGTCAAGATTAGACAAAAACACATCTTATTCACTATCAGGAATCTTGCATGCATGGGATGATAAAAATACGCTCAATATATATCATTCTTATGCGCACGATGCCCTTGATTTCGGCATCTATATTCTTGATGATATATTGATTAAAGAATTTCCAGAATATGAGTAGGAGAAGAGCATACAATGCCGATACAATCGCTATCATGGAACGGTTCTTTGCAGCCCTGCAAGCCTCTTTGGATAATAAGCTGATAAAGAACACATCCACCTTCTGCACCGATAATAAGATAGACAAGCGTCATTTCTATGCTCAACGCAAAGATTTAGGGCGAGGCTTTTTTGAGGTCGGATGGCTTGTGCCTCTCATACGAGATTGCGGAGTATCTGCGAATTGGCTCTTGACCGGCAAAGGAACAATGTTTGTGGGATAAATAAATAATATT